GCCATCGCGACAGGCCCACGCGATTCTCAGGCAGCGAACAGCAGTCGCGCCAAGCGAACCGCAGGACAAAACCGATGGTGCGGAGTAGCCTCATTTTGTTAGTCCTTCCATGCCTTCGTCTTGATGTATTCCAGGGCCGCCCTCGACCACCGGGCCAAGATCGCATGATTGACCTTGCTCCAGTCCACCGTGCGCCCATAACTCGACCGCAGCGACATCCAGTAGGCGGAAGCAACGGTGTCCCGTGTCGCCTTGCGGTCGCCGATGGCGTCCAGGAGGACTCGCTCGCAGTCCATGAGTTCGATAGTGTCGCTCATCTTCCCAGCGCTCGGCCGGTGGAGGTGCAGCGGACATAAGACTCGTCCATCCACATCGTGCTTGCGTTGTCGGGACACACGAACCAGAAATCGCCGCTCCGGTAGTTCATGCGCCCGCGCCATTTCCAACGCGCGAATGCGGGCTTGCGACTGCGCGTGGTGCGCTTCCAATAGATCGGATAGGTCTCGTGTTTCATGGGAGCGCCTTGCCTTTCGAGTCACACCGTTGGTACATCTCGTCCATCGCGGCGTCGGGGGAATTAACGGAACACCTAGCCCATTTGCCAGCGGGCCAAGTCTGGTTAGTGCGCGTTCGCATCTCAAGTCGCGATCGTCCACGCCTGCGCCACATGTACTCCGCAGACTTCCAGTAGATCGTCGTGGGCCTCCTCTTGGCCTTGGGCTTGGGGGTGTAGTTGCGGAGGATAAAGCGGGCTTGGGCGATGTATGGTTCTTGCCCGGTAGACCACGCCAGGTTCCAAAAGATCGCGTGATTGCCGTACGCCACAAACAATTCTTTCGCCAACTTCAACTCTGCCTTCGTCGGTTTCATTTGCTTGCTCATTGGATGCTCTCCGCAGTCTGTTCGCCCTTGGTCGATGGAAGATGTGCCGCATGGGTTGGGTCTATCAGTGGATCCACTTCGTGCAGCAGGCCAGCCATGATCTGCGCCCAGTGTTTCTCGTTGCCTACCGACTCGGCCTCAAGCTCGGCGATCCATAACCCCGCCTCAAACTTAAGCGGCGTCGTCTCGTCATTGAGCCAGTCGCGGATGATCGGCTTGCAGGCGGGGTTGAAGGTGTACTTGCTCATTGGATTAGTCCTGTTTAAGAGATTGTCCAGCCAATTGCCGCAGCCTGACCGATGCTCAAGTGATACCGGCGCCAGCATTGCCATCGCGACAGGCCCACGCGATTCTCAGGCAGCGAACAGCAGTCGCGCCAAGCGAACCGCAGGACAAAACCGATGGTGCGGAGTAGCCTCATTTTGTTAGTCCTTCCATGCCTTCGTCTTGATGTATTCCAGGGCCGCCCTCGACCACCGGGCCAAGATCGCATGATTGACCTTGCTCCAGTCCACCGTGCGCCCATAACTCGACCGCAGCGACATCCAGTAGGCGGAAGCAACGGTGTCCCGTGTCGCCTTGCGGTCGCCGATGGCGTCCAGGAGGACTCGCTCGCAGTCCATGAGTTCGATAGTGTCGCTCATCTTCCCAGCGCTCGGCCGCGTGAGTCGCAGCGGGTGTGTTCTTTATCCATCTGGCGGTTCGTCGGACTGGTCCAGCAGTAGGCCCAATGGCCAGTAGGCGTTTTGAACTGCAACGCCTCATCTTTCGATATGCGACGCCAGTCAGCACAACCGAGTCGATCAGTCCACCAGATCGGATACTTCGTCTTGTTCATTTGCCGCTCCTGTTCTTGGGGGTGAAGTATGGTCATTCCTCAATCGGTTTGATGGTGATCGTGCCGTCGGGGGCCACGGTGCGCTTAGCTCGACGTGAACGGCCTGGATTGTGCGATAGATAATCTACTGCGTCGTTGTAGTGAATATTCCCAGTGGCTCGCTCAATCACGCAGTTCCAGTCTGTTGGGAACACCGGCTCCGGCTTGGGAGGCGGGAAGATGCGTTGAGCTTCTGTCCTCAAGGCGTCCGACAAGGCCACGCCATTCCGGTATGCCTCTTCGCGTATCTCCGCTACCTGTCGATACACCTGCGCCAATGCCTCATTGTCCAGCTTTGCCATGATTGCTCCTAAAGGGGTTAGTTACTCGTTCAACTGCCGTAGGCGGGCCTCGAACCCGCGACCTCGCCACCCTTGCAGGAGTTTCTCGCCTGTGATCGCAAGCGCTCCAAAAGAATGGTCTCGCGGCTCTACCAACTGAGCTACTACGGCACCAATGCCGGCCAGGTATGCTCACGCCTGGACGTGCGCCCGTCAGCCACGGGCCAGGTCATCAATGGGCCTAGACACGGCCCTTGAATCCGCGACATATTCAGTTGTCAATGTTGTGCGCCTTCACCCAGCGCACGCGAGGAGCCAAGGATCGGTAGTACAACGCTCCCGGTTCCGGCCCGTTCGATGGCCGGGAAAACTACGCAATGCTGATCTTCTCGATCTTCTCCGTGGTCACAGTGAGCGTCCGCTTGACCTGGATGATCCGGTAGACGCCCGCCTGTCCCTTGGCCTTGATCGCCTTGACGCAATCGAGGACGCTGTGGCAATTCGTCGTGTCGATGTCGCAGTCACGGAAGTAGACTTCCCCAGCTTCCCCCGGCGGGGTATCTTCCACCTGGACCATGAACGGGGCCTTCTCGCGGATCTTCTTCTCTGTCTCTGTCACGTCAATGCTCCTGGGGCTATGCCCCGGTTTGGGTTTCAAACAGTTCTTTGATGTACGCTTCGGCCGCCAGCGTCACGGTCCGGGTCTTGCCGATCTCTTTGATGGCGGCGGACGCCGTTGCGAATGACTTGAGGTACTTGACGCCCTTCTCGCCCATCATGGCCGCCAGGTCCACGTCGGGTAGTGGGGCCGTCGGCTGGACTTCTGTTGTAGGCGTTGGCGACTCGACCACTTCGCCCTGCACTATGGGTGCACTCTCGGCCTCGGCCTTGGCCAGCATCTTCGTCTCTACCGGGCTGAGTTCCCGCTTGGGCTGCATGTCGGCCCATTCCTCGGCCTGCGTGATGCCCTGGAGGGCGTCAGAGTAGTTATCCCGAAGGCCCCAGGCCCGCGCCCGGCACGTCAGCATCCTCTTGGTGTACTGGCACCACGGCCCCTGCTTGCCCCACAGGCCCGCAGCCTTGGCGTCCGAAACGCTGAACCTGGACACCTTGGATGACTCGCTATTGTCCTTGCGCTTCGTCTGCCAGCAGGCGGTCAGGTTGTCGGGGTAGTCCTTGAGGCTGGCGTCGTTCGGCTCTACTACGGTCTCGCCGTCGCGCTCCCACCATTCTTTGATCCACTCGACCTTGCCGCTGCCTAACGCCAGGCCGGTAGGCCCGTCGCCATACATGCCAGGCCGGCCGTTGATGACCGCGATGTACTGGAGGCTCTGGATCGGCCCCCACCCCACCTGCTTGCCCGCCAGGATGGCGATTATCGCATCCTGGGGCTTGCCGACGTACTGCTTGGGGCACAGGTTGCTGGCCACGATCATCCGCACGGCCGTCGTCAAGTCGTTGGTGTTGTTAATGACAATGCCGTGGTCGTCGATCTTTGCTAGTGCGCTTGTCATAGTTGTCCTCTCAAAAAGGCATTTCGTTAGGGGCGGGTGCCCAGTTAAGTGTCTTGCCCTTGCTCACCCATATGTTGTGTTCTCTCCGCACTTCGCTCTTGCTGGCTATGCCATCGTTACCGATCATGCCTGCGGCAAGGCTGTTCGCGTGTCGCTTGCTTGCAGTCACCAATCGCAGCCGCCACGGCCCGCCATGATGTCCCATGTACCAGACCAGGTAGAGGTATCGCATGGCTACACCGCCCACGCGGGCAGGTACACGTCCAGGATCGGCGAATCCGGCGAGTCGGGGCTGCGGTAGCCGTGCCATACGCCAGTCATTCGGCACTCCGCGAGTTGTTCGAGGTAGACTTGGTATGCGGCCCGGCCCAACGTCAAGAAGTGGCCGGCCATCTCGGTCGTGTTGTGGCCGTTGTAGGGCGTCACCACGTAGGGCTTTACGCTGCGGACGAACACGAAGAAAAACTCCATCTCGCGGCCCAGCAACTTGGTCATGCAGTCGGTGTAGAGCGCCGATTGCACGTCGTAGGCGTACTGCCACATGCGAGCGCCCACCTTGCGGGGGTTGCCAAAGGCGCAGGTCTTGAGGTCCACAATGCAGCCGTCGTCCCGCTGTAAGTAGTCAACCCGGCCCTTGACGCGGTGCGTGACGGGCTGGCCGCTTGCCCCGACAAACTCCAGGTCGCAGACAAATGACACCTGCCGTTCGGCACCGTCGAGCATCACGCGGGCGATCTTGTGTTCCTTGACCGACGCCGCCATATCGCGGGCGACCTGGACGCGCTCGCCATGCTTGGCGTACTCCGACGGCGGAAGCCACTCGATGCCGGGATTGGCCGCTTGGAACGCCTGCCACACTGCGCCGCGCCGTGCCTTGATCTCCGGCGGCAGCACCTTTGTGTCGCCGCCCACGGCGTTCGGGTTGTCGATGGCCTGTTCGACCATATTCCCCAGTGACATTTCTTCGGTCTGCTCGTCGGGATGTTCAATGGCGTAGGCAATCTCCAGTTCGCACTTATCCTCATCCCGGAAGTTGGACAAGAGGCTGTAGCTTGGATAGGGCCACGCCCGGTAGTCCGCGTCGGGAATGTGTGGGTAGATGCCCGGCAGTATCTCTTTCGTCGCCGTCATGCCTGCACCTGCTCAGTCTTCGCTTCTGCCAACTGCTTGTCGATGGCGTCGCGTTGGGCCTGAAGTTCGGCGATCCGCTTGACGGCCGTCTTGGGCACTTGCATTCGCAACTTCTCAATGACCTGCTCATAGGTTGTGTCAATCGATGGGCATGTCGATGCTTCGAGGTTGGCGTTGTGCCAAATGTGGACAGCCGGAGTACTGTAGCCACGACCAACACCGAGGCCAATGCTGGCCTCATACCCTTTCATCCACTGCTCGCTGTTGAGCCGATCCGTGATGACCTTTAACTGCTTGACGATTTCTGTGAACATGCTCATTACTCCTTTGTTTTCGTTCGACCACTGCGGCGGGCAGGTTCGCACCTGCAGCGAGCTTATACCGTGCGTCACTCTCTACCCTTGGCCCTCATCCATTCAACCACTGCACGGGGCAGTATCAGGACTGGACCAAGTTATCGCCGCCGCGTGTGCCCCGGCGTCGTTCGGAACTCGGCCGGGGCGGTACTCGCTACTTCATGCTGGCCTCCTTTCGCTAGACCTTCGTATGCGATTTCGTGCCGGGGAGGCTGCCGGGTATGTCGCTCCTGTTACGTAACGGTGTAACGACATTTGGTTTTGGGGCCGTAGAGTTTGCGGAAGAGTTTGATGAATGCCCACGCCGATTCTTCGGGGTAACTGCGGCACCAGTTCGCCACATCGACCAAAGCAGCAGCCCTTATCCCTGGCAGAATCTCGCAGACACGGCCATCACCCAGGCCTCGCAAGAACTCCCCGTTCCAACCGCGAATGCCGCAGTCCTCATTGACGTACAGTTCCCCCGCCTCGAACTCCGGCGCGATGCGAACGTAGACGGCGTAGCCATCTGGCACGGGGTAGTCATACTCAGCTACATGCAGACACCTTGTGCCCCCGATAAAGCCCTCCCCCTTCTTCGGCGATCCGATTCGGTCAAACCTCCATCTATCGAACTGCGGAATTCCCGAAATGACGCCAGTAGACTTCTGCGGTTCCATGCTATTTTCCTTTCCCTTGAATTGTCACGTTGAGAACACCCCTGATCTGCGCTAGCTGGTCGGCAGATACGTCCATCGCCTGCCCATCAATCGTGATCGTCGCTGGCTTGCGGACATCGACCCCCGTGCAGGCCAGGAACTTCTCCGCATCAAAGTTCGGCAGGCCCAGGAATCTCTGCTGGGTCGCCTTATTCATCTTGGCCCAGGCTAAAGGGAATGCCTGTTGGATAGTCAACGTGGAGGCACGGAGATAGCCGCCGATCGTGGCGTGGTTAGGGTTTTCGGCCTTTTCTTGTTCGGTCATCTGTTCGATGGGTGTCCAGATGGCCCCAACGGGTAACTCAAAGTAGGGGATAAGGGCATATGCCTGTTCCCAGGTACCGTCCCAAGGCTTGTCGAAGAAGGTGGGCTGCGGTGTTTGGGTACAGAAGAAACCGGTGTTCCGGCCGCCGGTGTTCCAGTTGCCGGTGTTCAGGTTGCCGGTGTTCCAGTCGCCGGTGTTCAGGTTGCCGGTGTTCCAGTGGCCGGTGTTCCAGTGGCCGGTGTTCAGGTTGCCGGTGTTCCAGTGGCCGGTGTTCCGGTCGCCGGTGTTCCGGTCGCCGGTGTTCCGGCCGCCGGTGTTCCAGTTGCCGGTGTTCCAGTCGCCGGTGTTCCAGTGGCCGGTATTCCGGTCGCCGGTGTTCCGGTCGCCGGTGTTCAGGCCGCCGGTGTTCCAGTGGCCGGTGTTCCAGTCGCCGGTGTTCCGGTTGCCGGTGTTCCAGCCGCCGGTGTTCCAGTCGCCGGTGTTCCGGTTGCCGGTGTTCCAGCCGCCGGTGTTCCGGTCGCCGGTGTTCAGGTCATTGTCTGCCATTGTCAGTTCTCCTTTATGGTCACGCTGAGATACCTAATCCCCCACGCCTTCGCCTGTCGATGGGTGGGAAACCATAAATCCAGTCGGTTGCCTTTGATCGCGCCGCCCTTGTCGGCTACGGTAGCCGCCCCGTAACCCGGAATCTGGAGGCGCGTTCCTCTCGGTAAGACTCGCCAATCCGCTGCGACAAGGCCATATCGAGCGCGCTGGCCGCTGGCTGTGATTCCGTAGCCACGCTGGCCGGGGCGCTTGCCACACGATGCGAAGTCGTTGCAGTACGCCGTGACCGTGAACCGCACGGTTCGACCTTGATTTCCTCGTGCGGAATGCCGGTCGCTTCCAGTTGCACCTTGACGGCCCGCGCCTGTCTCTGCGTGCGATACGTGCCGTACAGCGGCCAACGATGATTGGTTCGATGGACTCTGACTTTGAACATGATCGGTTCTCCATCCGAAGTAGACGACTGCCGCCGTTCCGATTGCAATTATTGCAATTGTTGCGTTGCGGGGAATCATGGCTGCACCTTGGCCGCGCGGGCAGCTTCAAGGGCTCTATACTTATTCCGAAGGTCTTCGCTCGATAGATGTTGCCAGCACTTGCCAGATGGATGGTTGGTTTTCCGGCGGCAGTGCTGGTGGTAGAGTACCGCAGTATGGCCCTTCCACGGCACACTCCACCATTCTGAGCATCGAACGCTCATTTGCTCTCCTCAACCTTCTTCAGCTCCGCGTCGATCTCGTTCAGCACGTTGCTCGGCAGGCCATGCATGTGCGCCGCGATCGTGTCGCGGGCACGCCGGAGAGTAGATACCAGCCCGTCGTACACGGCTACGCAATGGCGGGAGTGGGCGGCAGCGATCTGTTCCTTGGCGATATTGATGGCATATTGCTCTGACTCGAACCGCCACCTCGCTCGCTGCGCCTCGTCCCGAATCTTTGCCTCTACCGGATCGTGCTGCTTGCAGTACGGCTTTCCGTTGCGGGTCACAGTGGCGTTGTGATGGCAGCGGTAGCCGTGGAAACTACTGTGCCACTCTTTGGGATATACTGTCTGGCAGCACTTCGATTTTGGTGTCTCGCTCATTTGCCTTCTCCCAGTTTGATCGCGGCGGCCATCTGCTCGTAGATTGACTGCGACTGGCACTTAGTCGCCGGGACGCCCGTCAAAAGCCATAACTCGATGTTGTCCACCTGACGCTTGAGGGCTGCCAGCATCGCGTCGGGCGAGTTGCAGGCGCGGACGATGAAAGCGGCGTTGGCGGGGCCGTCTATGCCCGCAACGTGGTTATGCTCCATGACGGCAATTACGCCAGAATAACTGGTCACGATGTCGCAGTCAGTGGCTTCGCCTTTGGACCAATCCCACGGTGTCGGCGTATGCTTGATAGTCTCGCTCATTTGCTCTCGACCTCCAGATCAAAGACAACGCCAGCCGCTACCGGATTGAGTGCATTTTCCACTGTCAATCTGGGGTGGCTGCGGTCCACGGCCTGCGGCTGACGTTGTAGGTTGCTCACTTGTTATCCTTTCGGCTCGTGGCCGGTTTGTTCAATGCGGCAGGTCGCGTTAAACACGGGACGGGAATTGCTCCACGGCCCGCCGCCCATAGCGAAGGCCCAAACCGCCCGTCCAGGACCTACTCGCGCGGCAACCGCGATGCCTGTAGCGTCCGTGCCCGTGTGCCGGGCGGTTGGGGCCAGGTAGATCAAATGGGCCGCGAGCGAAACGGCGACCATCACTTCGCCAGAACGCGGCCCGTGGTTAGTCCCTGCCTGGGGGGTGACTGTCGTCATGTGCATCGTCGGCAGGGGGATAGTGCAAAGGGCCGCCCGGCGCGACGGGGGGAATACGCGCGCGGGCGGCGTGGGACGCACGGCCGGGGTGAGCCGTGCTGGGGAAGCAAAAGTGCCAGCGGGCGCAACTACCCGCTGGCGGCCTCGGTGCATAGTCGCGCCACAAGACGCGACCGGGAAGAATACCCTGACGCGACCGTGGTACGTATCGCGCCAGGTTTTCGGAAGGCACCCTGAATGCCCGCCGAGAGTGGAATTTTGTGCCTTGACAGATTTGGACACCTGTGCTACCGTCAATGCTATCAGGGATGAATCAGGGGCAATGGACGGCCAGGAGTCGCAATGAGCTATAACTGGCCATTCTGTTCCAACTGCATCTTGCGGATTGCCGACTCGACTTCCGAGAGCTTCCACTTGGTCGCGCGGCCCCTGTCGATTGGCAGCGCGCCGTGGCTCTTGAGGACGGCCCGCATCCGCGACCGCGCACCGGCACTGCACAGCGCCAGCATCGAATCGAGTTCCTGCGATGTGATGAGTTGGAGCATGGCACGTCCCAGAAACACGGCGGGCCGGAGTCAGGATAGCGGCCAAGCTCCCTTTCGACTCCGGCCCATTGCCGTCGTTTTGTGTGTGGTTGTTATTGAGGCTTATGCATCCGTGCATCTTCATGGCCGCTCTTCCTTTGTCTAGGAAGGATTCTTAACACGGCCTAGGGTATAGGTCAACGCAAAACTCTACGCAATTTTTTGCGCTGATGGCAAGTATATGGAAATATTGCGCTTGCGCGAAGAAAAAACTTTTAGAAAGGCTAGGAATAAGTACGATACCTAGAATTGATTATGGAGTTTGACGGCAACAAATTGAACCATGCGTTACGCGCCTCTCGGATTACGGCGCGGTCGCTGGCCGACAAGGTTGGATGTTCCGAGAATACCATGTCTCGGATTCGGCAAGGTCGCTTGCGCCCCAGTCGAAAGCTCGCGGCCAGCATCGAAGCGGCCTTGGCGCTGCCGCCAGGCTCATTGCACACGCCGGGAGAAACTATCGAGAGTCTGATGCCCCCGGATGCTGATGAGAAAGAACTGCTGACAGCGTTCCGCAAGCTCCCCTATCGGCGACGGCTGAAAGCTATAGGGATGGTCGAGGCCCTGCTTGGGACAGCAGACGAGGACGCTGCAAAGTTTGGCGGCGACCTGCGTGCTGGTCTTGGCGATCAAGGAACGCCCGCAAAACGCTGACTGCGGCCTGCGCATGTTCTACGGGCAGGCGATCCACAAGCTCGTGCAGCTCGGCGTGGGCAGAGGAACATGGGGTTGCCACAGATATGACGGTGCTGCACATAACGTCCTGCCTTCCCGCAATTGTGATTTTGAGTTGGGCCGGCCTCCTCAAACTGGCGAGGTCACTGAACGTGAAAGCTATAGGCAAATACCCTACAAGTCAACCAGGAAAATCCCCCTAATCAAAAATTACCCAGCGCGGCCGCCTGTTCGACCTTGGCCACGTCGCCGAACTGCTCCAGCCGCTTCTTCCATGCCGTCGGAAGATTGAACGGACGTTCGTACTGAACGCCCAAAAGGTCGATGAGGGCTTTCCTGTAACCACCACGTTCGCTGGCGCAGGATTCAATCATCGCCTTGATTGTAGCTGCCGTTTCTGCCGTGTTCATCTACTTCACCCTTCAACGTCTTCTGCGCTCTGCGCACACTCGACCCTCTTTCCCGTGTTCACCCTGGTCTTGCCTTTTGAACCACAAGGCTCTTAGGCTTCAGGGTGATTAAAGGGTCTACGTTGACTCAAGCGTTGCTTAAAACGAACCAGCGCAGGGCTAGGAACACGTTCGCGGCAGACAGGGTCAGGTCTGGACTCCGCTCGTTTTTGCGCCGATTACTAAACTTGCAACGTCGCGCCGCCCCGTTTTGAGTAGCCAGCCGCAGGCTTTCGCCTTCAATCTGGCAACGGGTTCCCGTGGCTGTGCGGCAGTTTCCTTGCGTTTTTGGTCCCGGCAAAACGCACTTTGCGAAACCGGATAGAGTCAACACGTCACTCCCGATGCTCTGGGCTATGTCTACAAAAAGTCCGCGTCTCGGAATCGAACCGAGCGAGCCTGTCGCGGTGTTTGCGTCAGTCAAGATGTGTGCCGTCCTTGGCATCGGTTTCAATCTTATTAAACCCCGCCCGCACAAGTCAAGCCCAAATATCGAAATCTGCGCATAAAAACGCCCCGCCATTTCTGACGGGGCGCTTGTTCTGCAAATTGTAGACTACTTAGGCTTTGGCCGGTTGCTTGTCCTGCCAACGGTGCTGGAGATAGTCGATCAGCAGGCCCAGGCCCGCCGCGAGTGCCGCCCCGCCCCACTCGGCGGTCTTGGTCAGGGCGTCCGCGTCGGGAGATTCAATCGCTAGTTTGGCACTGACAAACGCCGTGCCGTAGGCCAATCCGCGAAGGACGATCTTGACCAGAAACGGCGTCGCGTACTTGGCCAGAAGTTGCTTGATCGTGTCCATGCTCATTCTCCTAAGAATGCTCCAGGCGGTGAGGAGGCTAAAGTCCCACAGCGCCAAGCGCCAGGGCCAAAAGCACCTTGAGTCCCGCCTGTAAGAGTGCTTCCGCAAAGCTCCAGCCCTGCGCCGCCGACACTGCTGAGTCAAACGTCAGGTCTGCCAGCTTGCTCTTTTCGTCGGCCAGCTCCTGCGCGGTCATCTGGGTCCGGATGGCCGCCTGCGCGTCGGTCCACTTCTTACCCTGGATCAGCGTCGCCAAGGCCAGAGCCTCTTTGATGCCCATACGGGCAATCGCCGCGCCGTAGGCTGGCTGAAGCTGCTCCCCGGCCGCGACCGCCAGTTGTCCGAAGATGTTTACGAGTTGTTCTTTGAGTTTCGGGTCCATGTGTCACCTACTTTGTGGGAAGGGTTGTGGGGGTGCGGCGGTGGGCCTTGTCGGCCATCCACTGCCAGGACGCTGTATCGGCCTGCATCCACTGCTTGTAGGCCGGGGCGGCGTTGGCGTCGGCCTGGACGAGCTTGTTCATGGCCTGCGCGTTGCCCAGGTGGTTATCCACCAGCACGGTATCGGACGCCGAGAACACGGTGCAGCCACCGAACGTCAGGGCCGCCAGGACCAGCAGGATCATTGCGTACTTCACGGGTACTCCTTGGGCCAAAGGCCCGGTTAGATTCCCAAGTGCTTTTTGATGGCCTCTATCATCAGGCCGATGACGGCCACGGCCACGGCCCTCCACAACCACACGTTCCGCTTGTTGGTTTGTTTGAGCCGATCCACGTCCTTGATAAGCCCCGGTTGCCCGTTGCCTTCCAGGTGGTGCAGGATGGCGTCGCTGGACTTGGCCAGGTCATCGAGTTTGACGTTCATGGCCCCGAACTCGCGGGCGCAGCCCGGCAGAACTTCCTTGTTACACGGTGTTGCGCTCATTTCTTCCCCTTGGTCAGATCAGTCTTGAACGACTTGGTGAAGTCTTTAGGGCTGCTCCAGGGCGACGTTTTGATCCCCGGCGTCAATTTTTCCAGATACGGAACGATACTGCGGGCGTACTCCCTCATTTGCTTGGCGATCTGATCTTTCTCGGCGTCCGTTTTGGCTTGTCGGTACTGCTCCCCGAAGGCCCGAAGCGCCTTGGCTTCCCTGCTGCTCGTCCGCTGGTTCTGGCGCAGCAGTTCCATCGCCCTCTGAACCTCGACGGAGTTGTAGGCGGGACTTGTTCCAAAGACGCCCGCGATGTACTCGGCGGTCTTTTCGGCACCGCCCGCGATCCCGCCCACGTCGGTTCGTCCGATGTTGCTGGCCGTCGTAGCCATCCGGCCTAGACTTCCAAACTGGCCGTTGATGAAGTTGTCGATGTATCGCGGGTCGATGGTGGATGCTGTGGCCTTGCTTATCAGTTTGGCCGCGTTCGTCGCGTGTTCAGCACCCTTGCGATACTCGACGGGCAAATCCTTCTCGTAGTCAGGAACGATGGGGCCATTCCTGAGGAAGTCGTAGTTGGCTATCGGCCCGACAACTGCACGGCCAGGCCCAAACAGCGCCGACTCGTCCACTGGCAACAGCGCCCTTGACATGCTTCCGGCGTATCCGTCCCAGGCGTCCTTCTTGCCCCGCAATGTCTGTATCGCTCGCTCGACTGCCGAACCCAGCGCTCCAAGTTCAAACGGCTTGGGAATGCTGATCCATGTATTTGACGCGACCTTGAAGTTATAGTACAAGTCTCTGCGCCACGCGGGTAGGGCGTCGTACTCTTCTTCGTTGCCGCTGGCGGCGTTCCATGCCCGAACCGCCAACGTCGGAACAACTACATAGAGCGCCCATTTAGTCAGGACGCCCACTGGGTCTCGTTTGACACCTTCGATTGCCCTAAACACTCCACGCATGGCGGGGGCCGTGAACTTGATGTACTTGTTGATCTGCCGAACGACCGAACCCGCCATTGCGAAGTCCATCAGGTCGCGGGCTTTCGCCGCTGCGTACAGGCTGGCATCGTACTCGTTATACCCAAGTTCCTCGACAGCCTTCTTGAAGGCGTTGCGGTATTCTTGTGTTCGCGTGGAACGCTCCGACCACTTGCCCATCCGCCCATAGGCCCGCGCCAGATCGCCGGGCATCGTAAGGATAGTTCCTTTGTCGTCGGCCAGTTCGCGGGCGGTTTCCTTGAGTGCCTTTTGATAGGTTCTGCGGTTCTGGTAATAACCGGAAAAGTCGCCGCCGCCCAACCTCAACCCTTGTGCGTCCTCTGGCCTCTGGCGGCGCAGGGCGTCCCAGGGCGTCGCGCCAGTTTCGGACAGGACGAGCCAGCTCTGGATGTCGCGCAGTTTGTTGCGCACCATGAACGGGGGCGACCAGACGACTGCCGCCTGCATGATGCGACCGGGAATTTGTAGCACCTTGGACAGCAAGCCATCCATTGCGGCCTGATCGACACCCTTGAGGACCTTCTGGATTTCAGGTTCAAAGAGCCAGTGTTCCTTCTTGCCGTTGCGGTACAGGGTAATGGCGTCAGGCGTTCCGCCGGCGACCTTTCGGCCAATGGTGGACAACTGTTGCGGCGCGCCTTCGTACATGCCGCGCTTGCCGATGAGGGGCTCGGTCAACTGTTGCTTGAACTGGTTTCGGATTCCCTCTGCCTGCGCCGCCTCGACAGCCTCCAGCAGATTCAGGTACGTGTCCATGATGCGGCGGGTTGAACCCTCAAAAGCATGAATAGTCTCGGCCGTCTTTCCGGGACGCTTGCCGCCGGCGAGAGGTCTTATCTGGAGCCGATCTTCCATGACGCGGTGCATGTCGGTATAGAACTGGTTGTCCTCGCGGATGGCGTCGGCCGATTTCTGCGTGATGCGCCCCAGGTCCACCTGCGCCTTGAGGATGGCAACGTCGGCCATAGCGCGGTATCGCCGGGCGGCCTCGCCGATTCTCGCGTAGGTTTCAGGGTCTTGCTTCATCTGCTCGACGGCAGCTTCAGACTGCTTGAGGTCGCTGACGATCCCACCACCCGTGCCGGATAGTCGCTGCTTGCGTCGGGCATTCCACTCGACAGCCTTGATCGCCTGTTTCGCCCACTGCGTTTCAGGCAAGGCGTCGGCGATCGCGCGGAGCTTGTTTGCGGCCGGGCCAGTCAGGGCGTCAGCACCACGAACCGCTTGGCGAAGCGCCTGTGCCTCATCGCTTAGCGCCGCCACCCTGGCCTCATCCATCGTTTCCGCCAGCGGGCCGTCCAGCACCTTCTCAATCTTCGCGGCCTGCTTGTCGATACCTCCGACGATCTCACGGTAAGACTGCTTATCCAGCACTTCGGCGCGTTCCACGACGCGCTCCGCAACCATGAAACTGCGGACGAGTTCCATGTCCTTGTTCATGGAAGCGACGCCACCGGACTTGTCCAGCGGTTCCAAGAGCCATTCCTGCGTCATGGGTTTGCCGTTATCCTCGGCCAGAACCCACTTGCCTTCCTTCTGCGTCTTGCCCCAATCAACCAGGCCGGTCACAAGTTGCTCGTCCACTGTGCCGCCCGTGTGCGTCAGGCGGCGAAGCGTATACAAGGCGTTATCGGACGGCTTCATGGCCGACAGGTCTTTGGCGGCCAGGCGCAGGGATTGCTCGTAGCCAGCCACAATGGGGGCCATGTCGTCGCGGAATAACTTGTCGGCGATAGTCGTTAGTGACGTGCGGTAGTCGTAGGTGTCGCGTTGTACGCTCTCTCGCAACCGCTGCAACTTGGACTTCTCGCCCACTTCTATATTTGTTCCAATCTGCGCCAGCGGATCGAGGCCCGCCCACTCGCGGATATCCTTGCCGAAGGCGTCCAGCTTGGCCCACGCATCGGCGGGCATCTGCTTCTTTAGGAACTCGTAGAACCGGGGCGCTTCAGCCTTGGCCGCTTCCGGGTTGACCATGTAGGCCCGCAGGAACTCGGCCACGCCCTCGCCGCGCTTGTAGGTCAACTTGGCGTGGGGGCCGGATTCGGACGCGGAACCGTGCCACCAGAACTTCGACAGCTCCTCGTCGAATTCGCCCTTGGCGCGATTGGCGCTCCACGGGGTTTCGCCGAACTGCTGGCCCTTGTTCATCCGGTACTTCGCGCCGGGAACGATTCTGTAGAGGTCGTCGAAACTGTGAGCCACTTCGTGCGCGGCCGTGTCAAGATCGCCCTGGAAGCGGATCATTGTCTCGGCCGTGCCGGGGCGGTAGACGCCTGCGGCGCTGCGGGGTGTCTTTCCGCCGAAGATCGGACTGCGGCGAAGCGTGCCCACGTCCATGATGATCTTGTCGAGCGCCTTGGGCGTTCCGCCTTCGATGGGTGCAACCTCGATGCGGGGCGGGGCGTTGTCTCGCTTGATGGGCGCTGCGAGTTCGCGAACGGGAGAGGCCATTGCGCCCGCCTCGCCTCCAGGAGTGGCCCTCTTCGCCTTCTTCCCGCCCGCGTCAGAGACGATGCGCTTGGGCTTCGCCTCCGCATCGGCAATCGCCTTCACTAGTTCGGGTTCGGTCATGCCCTTTCGGTCAATGTTGAGTGCGTCTGCGCGGTCGAGTAGGGCGCGGACTTCCTGCCCGCGCTCAGCCATCCCCTTGCCCAGCGCGTCCAGGCCGACTTCCCCCTTGCCCGTCGTCTGGGCCTTCTCCATCTTGGCCAGCGCCTCGTCCGCCCAGGGAGTCCCCTTGTATTCCGACAGCACGGCGGCGGGTACGGGCAGGTTCCGCTCGATAGCAGCCTTGATTCCCTTGATGTGTTGGCCCGAAAACGACGCCACCTGTCGCGGGTTGGTTATTTGATCGGCTTGGGACTTTGGCAACCTACTCTTGCCATACTCCAGCAGTCCCATCTCCCACCCCTGCTTGCCCTGCTCAGGCTGTGCAGTTGTCGATGGCTTGTCGATGACTGGCGCGGCGGGGGCTTCCTCGGAAGACTTCAACTTTGACAAGGCGGCGCTTGCCGCATCGAGCCTTGCCTGAGCCGCGGCGCGTCGGTCTTGTAGTTCCTTGGGGAGTTCTGACGGTTTCTGGCCGGACTCCTTCCACGCTTCGTCGATGGCCTCGCGCATCGTCAGAGGGTATCGGCCAACACCATTGCCTTCTGCATCCTCGACGTAGTAGTAGCCCTCCTCGGAAGCCATTGGCTTGACGGTGTATCCTTCTGGCAACTTCTGCTGCTCGACTTCGGCCAGCTTGTCAATCTCGGCCAGTTCCTTATTCGCCTTGCCGATCTCGTCGAAGTGGGGCTTCTCACGGTGGGCGCGGATGGCGTTCTGTCGCTCCTCCTCAAGCGTCGGCGGCATTTCCTTCTTGGGGCCACGCTTGGTACGCGCCTTCTTCGCCCACGGCGTCTTGCCCTTTTCCGCAACCTCGGCACTTGCGCGCAACTGCTGACGTTCAGGAACAGGTGCGGCAGCGTTCCTCTGCGAAGCAGCGTAATCTCTGGCCTCTTGGTAGGAACTGAACTCTGTGTGTCCGGTGGGTTTCCCGGCTGCATCAAAGTATGTCAGCCTCCACGCCTCGCCGCCACGCCGTGTGTCTGGAGAGTACAAGCCCTCTTTCTGCTGCCAACTCTGTTCGCCGTAGTCAGCCTCCTTGTCGATTGCGGCAATGGCATTGTCAAACCCCTTCTTCACATTGGCGGGGTCTAGCGGGTCAAGCGGCTCCATCGCAAACTGCTTCTGGGCGCTCTGTGCCAAAGGTTTGTCGTAGACCGCAACGCCGAACTGCGAGCCATCGTCCTCAAAGCGAACAGCGCCCCCTGGCGTGTTGGCGGTGCTGGCGGGGCGCAGGGTGAGGCGGTAGCGGTATTCCTTCTTCGCCCCCGTGGATACTTCTTCCTGCACTTGTTCAGGAGTGCCGGCAGTTTTGGTCACGGGCGCAGACTCGCCCGGCGATTCCGGCCGGGCGGATGGACTAAAAGAATCAGGAAGGTTTATCCTGCGGACAACCTTGGCATTTTGAACAACTACTTCGGCTGGATCGAACCCCTTGCGAGCTGACGTACCCTTGACGATGTAGACCTTGCCCGCGTAGTGCGTATCCTTGTGATATTCGTACTGATATGCGGACGGGTCGAGTGCGCTCGTTCCTTTCTTAGTCCGATCAGTCGGCTTTCCATCATCCCAAACCCGCGAGGTCTTAAGGTCTTGTCCAACCGACAAATCCTCTGGGTCAAAGCGCAGATACTCACCTTTGCCAAGCGTGACGCCTTGCGCCTTTAGTTCATCAAGCACGTCGCGGACGGTCCAGAAACCCCGCGCTCGAACGCGATCAAGATGTGCTGTACCTTTCCCGCCGGCCGCTTGGGGCGTTTCCTCTGGCGGGGTTGTGCGGCCTGCCCCTTCTGTGGGCGTCACGGGGGATATTGTAGCAGATTCCCGCTGCGCGCTCCACGGCGGGGCGGCCGGTTTGTCAAGGGCGGGTTCTTGAACTTGTAAGGATTCCTTACTAGTTGGCTCGACCGGCGTTTCGCTCTTTGCCGCTGTTTCGCCAAGCGGTGAAACCGGGGCAGGCTCGACCGCCTTTTCCTTGGCAATCGCCTCAGCTATCGCCGAAGCGTTATCGGACGTAGTGGCGGTAGACAAGGCTTCCTTGAGCGCCACAACCCTGGGCGTCTCCACCGGCGCGGCTGCTTCGGGCGTTACAAGGCCGTTTCCAGGCTGCTGTGCATGTTGAGTGACACTATCGGGCGCAGGTTGGCCCGCCGCAGGGGTAGATTCTATCGTCGATCCTGACGTGTTGGGCGCAGGTTGGGCGGTTTGGGACGCCTCGATCTTGGCTTTGGCCGCGTCGAAGACTTCTTTGGGCTGATTGATTGCCGCGTCAATGACCGCATCGGGAACTTCGGGGTGCGTCTTCTTGATCGATTTGCGGATGGCCAGCGGCGACATGCCAGCGCCCATAAGCCCCATGATGGTGGTCGTAACGTCGTCGGCCCCTCCGATTTTGGCCGTGCCGGAACCGACGATGTAGCCCAGAATAACTGCGGCACCCGCCTTCATCCATGCCGGGCCGGGCATCTTGGACGCGATGGCGGTTGGAATCTCATAGGCGGCACCCAGCGCCGCACCTTCGCCAAGTTTGGCTTGCCCGGACGACGTGTACTGTGAAGCCAGTTCCATCGAGGTCATGTTCTTGACCAGGCCTCCACCTTCGCCCAGCATTGAACCAAACGTCCTTTGGGCACCCATGAAGGCTAGAAGTCCAGCACCAATATCAGCGCCCTTCTCCTCTACAGTCTGCGCTTCTGGCTGCTTGGCGAAATCTCTTGTCCACGAGTAGACCGGGTACTTGCCCGCGATGTAGTCCTGCGTGGCCTGTCGGTAGGCCGGGAGCGCCCGAATGGTCGCAAAAGCGTTGACCTGTTCGACCTGCGGCAACTTGGACGCGACGGCCAGCATCCGGCCCACGGCCTCGGCGTCGATGGGTTCGCCGTGTCCGATCTGCGCGGCCTCCGCGATCTGCTGGGCGTAGGTTTGTTCGCCCTTGGCCCTGGCTGTCAAGTCCTGCCCGATCTGGCCGCCGGGAATAACATCGACCACGCGGCCAAGGCCCTCAACCCATCCGGGACGGACTCGCTTGTGCGTGTTGAGCATCTCTCGGACGGCTATCTGCGCGTTCGCGTCCTTCTCGGCGTCGGGCTTAATGGCGGCAGTCATGGACTGCTCGACGCCCTCTGTGCCGCCCAGTGAATGCTTCGTGACCGCCTCCTGAGCAGGGAGTACAATCTGTTGCACAAGATCCTTGACCTCCCGCACGTCCGCGCCAGTGCTATCTTCCGCCGCAATGCCGGGGCTGGTGGTCAACGGGGCCGCTTCGGGCGCGGCCATGCTCGGCTGCGCTGGCCTATCCTCCATCGTCTGCCCGAACTGGTCGCGGGGAGTGGCGTTCAGCTTCGCCTGCTCCTTGTCGTGCCAGAACTGTCCGGCGGCGTCCACATCGGCTTGGGTGGCGTAGGTTCCCAGATGCTTACCTGTGGTTCGGTACGCCTGAACCGCCTCCTTGTTGGACATAATCCGGCCATCATCGCTGACTGTAGGAATCAAGACCTGTTTACCATCCACATCCACGCCGATGCTGCGAATAGTGGAAATTGAACCATCTGCGTTTCTCACTCGCGGCCGATTGCTCAGGTCCAGCGTCGGGGGTTCAATCATGCCGCGAGGAGCGTCGGGCGCAGAGGCAACCAGGGCCGTCACGGGCGCAGGGGTAGCGTCCCACATGGCATCCAACTTGGACGGTGCAGGCGCAACGGCAACAGCGCCGGTCGAATCCCACATTTCGTCTAGTTTGCCCATTTAGTTCTCGTATCCGTTATTGATGAGCCACTGGCGGGCGGCATCCTTGTTGTTCGGGAACTGCTGTTTCAGTTGTGCCACGAGTTCGGGTGTAAGGGGCTTGGGTGCAGGCTGCGGCGCGGCAACGGGAGCGGCCTGCGGTTGTGCGGTTGGCGTGGGCTTGGCCGTCTCGGTAGCGCCGGGTTGTGCTGGCGGAACGTAGGGCTTGCCGGTCAACTCCGCATAGGCGGCGTTCAGTTCTTTCCCGGCCGCATTCTTTTCCGCGAACAGTCGCTCGGCGTTGGCTTTGGCAGCGGCCTTGGCCGCGTCAAATGTCTGGTCTCCAGTCAGTGTGATCATCGTCGTTGGGTCATCAGGATGTTGGACGTGCCACACGTTGTCTTCTGGCTTTGGAGTGGCTTTGAAACTCTTGTTTCTACTCGCAGTCTCAAACGCCATGCTCAGTCGATAGGCGGAGTTGTACTGGTCGTCCAGCGTCTTGAACGTCTCTTTCTTCTTGTCGTAGTCCTTCTGGTTCTGGACGCGAGTCACATTTGCCTGCTTGTCGGAATCCACCTTCGCCTGCCGAGTGTCCTGCTGCCGGGTCCTTGCCGCCAGGACGTGCTTCTGCGGCACCTTGCCCGTAACGAACATATCCATGCGGTCATTAACCGCCTTGTAGACGTTCAGCGGGTTCTTGCCCTGTTTGACGTAGGCTTGCAGGCTTGTCACTATTCCGTACAGGTCTTTGTCGTCGCTGTAGTCAGCCGGGTCGATGGACAGGATGTACTTCGCCGCCATCGTGCGGGCGTCGTCCCACTTGCCGCGCCGGATAGCCGCGTCAATCTGTTGGCGGGCGGGTGCGGAAGCGGTCTTCCAGAGTTGCTTGCCGCCTGGCAAATCCTCCTCGGCCATGTGCGGGAAGCCGCCGATGGGGGCCGTTCCGGGCATAAGTGGGCTTGGCGAGGTGTAGGTCTGCTGGCGGGCAGGCGTGCCCCACGGGTTGCCAAGTTGCGGCGTGGCCAGGTCGTTGAGGCGTTCGGTCGCCGTCATGGGTTTGCCGGACAGAATCGGCGACGCGGGTTGGCCGGGTATCATTCGGCCCGTGCCCACCACGCCCTGATCGAATCCCCAGGACGATCCGCTCGATACCGCCTGCGTCTGCCCAGTCTGGTCGGCGCGCACCTTGGCGGCTTCGATAGCCATTCGCTTCAGGATGAAGTTGACGGGCAAGACTTGGCCATCGCTGTCGGCCGCTACTCTCTGCGCCGGGGTTGTGGCGTCGATGGTCGCCTGCGCCTGTGCCGCTGCCTTACGATGTGCCTCGCGGGTCGCTGGCAGAAGCGTGGCGTCATTGGCCAACCGTTCGGACAAGTCGCGTTGCCTGATTGCCCCCTGGTACGACGCGCCCGCCGTCTGGTCGGATGCGCCGAATTGCGAACTCCCGCCCTGGAACGTCGGGGCCGGTGCGCCCATCGCCACCTTAAGGTCGCCCATCCGCTGATCGGCCAGATTAATGCGATCCTGGTACGCCTTGCGGTCAGTCTCGGACAGGTTCGGGTCTGCCATATCCTCCTGCGCCTGCCGCTTGGCCGCGATTTCCTTCAAGTGTTCCTGCGCCAGCGGGCTATCGGTGTTGGCCGCATTCAGCGTCACAGAGCCGGGGTTGTGCAGTGCCTTGTACCGGGCGTCGATCTCATCCTGTGACAAACCGTTGATGTTGACCGTGCCGGAAGTTGGCGCGGTTCGAGCCATCAAGTCGGCGTAGGCGGCGTCGGTCGTCTGCGGCAGGGTCGCGGACTGCAAGGACGCGCGGATGGCCGGAGCCTGCACCTGCTGCGCGTACCCCAGCGATCCGATCTTGGGCTGCTGAATCGGGGTTGCCGGCGGCGCGTAAGGGGCGCTGTCATCAATGCCCTGCATTGCCTGCGCCCGCAAATCCACGGCGCGTCGCGCTGCGTCCGCGGCCTGCCGGTTGCTATCCGTGGCGGTCGTTCCGTAGTTTGGCTGCGAGCCGTCCAGCGAGAGCGCGGCAATCGCCTGCATCCGCTTCGTGGCTGAACTGCCAGAAGCGAGTTGTGTCGGCGCGCCGTCCACCTCTTCGTCAACCGTGAGGCCGTTGAGGAGTCGGCGCTTGAGTGGCCCAATAGTGGAAATCGGCATGAGGTTCCCCCGAAGGCGATGCTATGCCAAGGTTGTGTAAGCGAGCTTGAAGTGCGCGGGCCGGTTCCACGTCACGTCTTTGTAGTTGATTCCGTGGTACTCGACCGGATTGGTGAACGTCAGCCGCCCGTTCGGGTCGTTGATCGTGCAGGGCGCGTTGATCTTGAGCGTCCCGATGACCGCCCCGGCCATGTTCAGGCTCGCGTCCAGCGCAGAGCCGGCGTAGAGGTTGACCGTTGTGGAGGTCGAGCCGGTGGAGTAGTAGAGCGTCCCGCCGCGAAGGTTGACGTTGACGGGCTTGCCTTCGTCGTAGTGGACCTGGCCGCCGAACTGATTGAACGTGGACGATCCGCAATGGACTTCGACCGCCCCGCCGTCCACGTTGATCGTCGAGGTCGTCAGGCCAAGGCCCAGCGTCACTTCTCCAGTCGATACGGTCGTGGCGGTGAACCCGCCCGTCTCGCCCGCATTGGCCGCAACGCCCACCGTGCCAGCGCCAGCCGCGATCCGCAGGGCCGCATTGCCCGCGCCGGTCAGCGATAGTCCGTAGGCGGTGTTGGAGCCGCTGCCGCACTCCAGCACGTCTACCGTAGTCGAGTTGCGAATCTTGATGAACTGTGTGCCGGTTCCGGCCAGAACGGCCGCGTCTGTGTCAACCGATAGCGGCGCGGTTGCCGTGCCGATCGCGCCCGTGTACCGCTCATCCTCGCGGAAGGCGGCAAGCAGGGCCGTGGCGCTCATCCCGGTAATCCCGTAGGCCGCTGCCGCCGGGATAAACACGGTGTCGCCGTTGACGGGTACGGTGCCGCCGACATAGTTCGTCTTGGTCGAGTAGGACGTGGCGGTTAAACCCGTCCCGCTGCCGCCTTGGTAGATCGTATTAGGCATTTTGTAAACCTCGATGAAAGTTTTTCAGGAAAAATACTTGACAGAATTGCGGTTGCGCGCTAAGAATCAAGGTGAAAGGGACAACACATGAAGAAATCAGGTTGGTTCAGGGCGTTGGCTGTGCTTATCCCACTGGCTCTCGCGGCACTCGTTCTTATTCCCGGCGTTCCGCAGTTCAAGTCAGGCCAAGTCGTGTCGATAAAGACTATCTACATGGCCGACAGCGAAACCGTACCCATCACCATCAAAGAGTCACAGTTGGAATACGTTGGCCTGTGCCTGAATCCGTTCCAGTGGAAGTATCGCATCGAGTATCCAGAGGGATACGGCACCAAGTATCCTGTGTGGGTCGATGGCGAATACATCAAGGCCAATTAATTGATTCTCTGGATGAATACCATGACGTAGTACGGGGGAAGGTGGTTCTCTGTGCTGTGTGCCGTGTGGGCCACAGCGTAACTTGCCCCGCCAATGTTGTTCGTTGTCGCGTTCGTTCCTCCAGATGCCATACCAGCAGGAACCCAGAAGCCACTTCCAGCCTGCGGCTGCGCCTCGGCGATCATTACAACGTCGTGGTGGTGCGTCGCCAGTGTGATCGTGTGATCGTCGTGATTGGCGTGCGCATGTGTCTTGGCCCCGCCCGAAGCACCAATAGTATTAAAATCAACATCCGTGCTGTCGTACCCGACGACGAATTGCCCACTCAAGTTCACCGTTCCGCTTGAACCATCACATATCGCCCAACCAGACGGAATTCCAGCCAATCCAACCGCCCAAATCTTGACCGTACCTATCTTGTCATCAAGCACGCGCCCATCAGCCACGGCATTGCTAGCCCCGTCGAGCGCGTAGGCGAAAACCTGATTGATCCGAACATTGGGATCGTTGCCTGGATTGGATGGCAGATGGACAGTCAACACGGTAGAGGTGTCAACGATTAGGCCAAGGTAGTCGCTACACGGATTGGCCGTGACGGTATACGCGCTGGTGTCCCAGTTGGCCGTCGCCTTGCAGTACTTAGTTGTCCCCCCGCCGCCGGCTGTGAAGTAGTACCGAATCTCCTCTTTGGGGCCTAGGAACTGGTACACGTCGATGTACGTCCCGGCCGTCAGCGTGTGCGTACCCGCCGCAAGCTCGGCCAGGTTCGTAGCGCAGGCCCACAGGTTCATCTCGTCCGTCGTGGGAATTACCGCGTAGGTCTGCTTGCTCTCGCTCAAGGTGTCCGTGTTGGAGCAATCGACGGCCTTGAACCAGTACCGCGCGTCGGTCGAATCGACTTCCCCGGTTGGCCCCGTCGCAAAGATAACGGCGCGGAAACTCGGCAGCGGGATATCGGGCTGCGCGTCGTTCTCGTCAGGCTCGCGCGACAGGCCGATGATAAAACGCCTGCCGTCCTGCGAAATCTCAATGCCGTCGCCAGGCTCAATCTCGATATCGCCTGTATCCATCGGGCCAGATTCGTCGGGAAGCTCCTCGTCGTCGCCCATGAGCCACGCACGAGCTTCGGGCGGCAGACCGGCCAGCGGGTCAAGGTCTATCGCGTCCTCGTCACCCAGGATGTCCACAAACTGCGGTTCGGGTTCGCCATCGTCCTGCGGAGTCACGGGCGCGTCGGGTTCAGCCGTGTCTAGTTCCGGCGACTGCTCCTCCGGGGTAGCCTCCTCCGAAGGCAACGCCGCCTGCTCGGCATCCGCGCCCTGCGCCGCTGGAGGTGTTTCCGCATCTTCCTCATAGTGTTCTAGTTCGTTTACCACGTCACACCCATTACCATTGAGTTGATCGGGGAGAAGTTGGCGTACTCCATCAGGTCACACCGCATCACGTCGGAAGTCGGCAACCACAGGTGCTTCGTGGAGAAACGTTCCGTGCCCACGTTTAGCGAGTCGAGAATTTCCTGCTGGATCGCCCGGTTCTCGTACTTGGTCGATTCGCAGTATTGCGACCAGCCTTCCGGCTTGCCCAGGAAGTAATACTGGACGCGGTGCAGGTGCTTGTCGCTCCGCGTGTAGGGCGACGTGGCAATAGCCATGAGCCGCGTCTGCCGCTGCCCGGTAGCGCCCCAGAACATCGACATGGGCGTGATGGACGCGAAGCCGAGCTTGTCCTGAAACTGCGTAACGAACGTGGCATAATTAGAAACCACGGCGTCGAGCATGAACCGAATCATGCCACGCGACACGATGTTGGAACCCGCCGTGATGACGTACTTGGACTGGCCGGTGGGGTCAGTCGGGTCAGGGCCTTCAAGGATCGGAGTCGCCCGGTGAACGATGTCTGGCCTCTTGACGCCGATCTCATAGGGATTCGTCCACGCCATCTTGAACCCCGGCCATCCCTCGACCGGTTTGGTCTTGAGCCGCTCGTTCACGGTGTAGTGCCGGATGGACAGTACGCCCTTGTTAGGCCGCTGTTCCAGCACCTCCAGCCATGTCAGAGTCTTGTACATGACGGTCAGGCGGCAATGGGTCTTGCGCTTGGGATAGTCCCGTTGCAGGACGTGGCCCACGACGACGGGCTGCTTGTTCACGTCCCGAACAGGGTCGGGCCACGGCGTGCCATCGGCAGGCACCAGCGAGTCTACGAGTTCCCTTGGAATCTCAAAGACTCGCTGGCCCCGCCATCCCCCGCGCCCCCTGGTTTCGGGCAAGATCGCGCGGATCATCTCGTATTGAGTCAGTACGTCGCTCAAGCTTGGAACTCCGTGCGCGTGAACGGCGACTCAAAGACGGCTAAGACCAGGACGCGTTTCGGATAACGAAGTTCGTCCTTCTTGAAGCCTTGACAGATCGGCCGCACAGTGGTTGTGTCGCCCACGTCCAGCGTCAAGCCCGTGCCACCCACGGTTGGAAGCCCCGTGTCGGACATGCTCGTTGCCAGATACCGCACGTTGTAGATGGAGGCGGTAGGCCGCTTATCCTTGACGCGCCCGGCTAGTTCAACAGCAGTTCCCATGATTTCCCCTATCTCGTTGCCAGAAGTTTGAACTTCATTACTGCCTGCTGGCGCGCCCCGCCTTTTTGTTGCCGGAAGCTGATTCCACCCCGTTCCAGGAAAGGCCCCAGCATCGAATAGTCCTCGCCCGGCATCATGTCGCCCTCTTCCGGAAGATCGGCCGTGCCAGAGTCGGTCGGCATGTTGTAGATTCTCTGGTAGGCGGTCCCATCGACCTCTTTCCAGACCTTCCGCTCGTTCTGATCTTCCACTAAGAGCCAATCAATCGACATTTAGTTCGCTCCGGTTAGGCGGGAACAGTCGCGTACTGCGCGAACCACTTCGAGTTGTCCACGAACAAGGTGCAGTACGTGCCTTCCGAAACCGTCACGGTGTCGTAGCTGGCACCCTTGCCGCCGAAGCCGCTGGAGTAGTACACAAGGATGCTGCCGGTGCCGCCGCAGACGACCTTGGCCTCGGTATTGGCCGCGATGGTCGCCGGGTCAGGCAGCGTCACGGTGAAGCCGGAAGTCGCCGTGCCACGGATAACGCCCAAGTCCTCCAGTTCGGCGGCGGTCAGTGTGCAAGCGGCAGTCTTGGCAATGACGGTTTGCGACGCGCGAATCTCTGCACGAACATTGGCAACGCTCATTTTCCTCTCCTTTGAGGTTTGATTCTGTCTGCCACGGGCAGACGTGAATTTGCGAGACGTGTTGAGTAAATTTACGCGATGCTGATTATGCCGCTACGTTGACGTTCGGGCGGAAGTGGACGCCGTGCACTCCAGCGAAACTCGATCCGGCACCCCAGAGCGGCTTATATCTAACGCCATTCGCCCCAGTCGCGCTCGCTGGTAGATACAGGTTGTATGCGCCCTTGGTCAATGTTCCGCCATTGGTGCAGGCGACGGCGTATAGGTTTCCGGTCAACGTCGCGGTCGCCCCCGCGCTGATGGTCACAGAACCAACGGGGTACGCCTGCGGAACGGCGGGTAGGTTGCCCGTCGCGCTGACGGTCAACGCACCCGTGTACTGCCAAGTCGTCACGGTCAACCCATATCCGGCAAGGACGATGGTTCCCGATCCCGTCAGTTTGCCCGCGTGGAAGTCGTCGGTCAGCGTGGCGGTGACGCCCGCGTTGACGCCGAACGTTGCGATCTTGTTGGCGGCGGTGGCGTTGGAGATGTTGGCGCTGGCGGCGAGGTTCCAGGTACCGGTCGAGGTCAACGTGCCGCCTGTGATGAGCAGGTTGCCGTTGACATTGACCGTTGCGCCGTTGTCAACACAGGTGCCGTTGCTCTGCGTGTAATGCCCAAGGTTGTTGGTTGACGCGCTGGCCAGGGTGAACTTGGCCCCTGCCGTGATCATAGTGATCGCACCGTCGCGAGGGTCGTCCATGTCCAGCCGATCCAACCCTTCGGCGAAAGTTACACCAGCACCCGTAGCTCCTGCGTTGGCGACATACAGGCCATACTCAGTCGATCCAACCCCGCTATGTCCAAGCGGAACCCCTCCCAAACTCACAGTTACTTCAGGCCCTGTCAGCGTAATATCCTCACGCAGCGCATCGGTGTTAGCCTGTGTCGCAACGCTTAGATTGCCCCCAACCGAGATCGGCGTGTCGAGGTCGGCGGCAGCGTCGGTAGCAACGACGTTTCCAGTGACAGTCAACACGGCCGGTCGAACACCGTATAACCACCCCTGTACCGTCAAAGCAGAGATTGTGACCGCATCTTCTACGGTGACGTTCTGACGGTCGAGACCAAAGAACAATAAATCGCCGGCTCCAGGAACAACCACTACAGTGTCACTTGCGCCTGGCAGTGGCCACGGAGGGTCTCCTTCGGTTATCGTGTCCCAAACAAACGTGGCCAGCGTCTCTTTGAACCAATTACCATACTTGGTGTTTCTGATCGTCGCCATCGCCTATCTCCTATGCCCGCTTGAGGGCGTTACCGGCTGGTCACGTTGCCGTAAATCTTCACCACGGCCGAGCCGCCCGTCGCCTGCGCCTGAATGCGCACGGCATGAGCGCCGTCAATGTTGATGCACTTGATAAGACCCGCAGAACCCGCAGCGAGCTTGGACAAGTCGCACGAGGCGAATCCCATGTCGTTTGTGCCGGTCGTCCAATCCGTGCTGCCCGACAGAAACGCCGTGAAGCCAGCGGAGGGATTCGGCTGCACCTGAATCCGAATGGCCGCCGAATGGCCCGCCGTGCCGATCTGAGCCGACAGGTACTTGTAGCTGCAATCGGTCTTGTACGTCAGTATCGAAGTGAACCCCGAAGTTCCCGCTACCACGCCGCCCGATGGAGTCTGAAAATAGTCCTTGTGCATGTGAATGCCCCCTAGAGGATTGAAGTTCCGTCATACGTGAAAGTCGAGTGCCGGTCCATCGAGCTATGCCGCCCGCCGCCATAGCCCGGCCCGTCGCCGTTGTAGCCCAGATTGGACGGCCGCAGGGCGTTGTCCCGCGTGATGGACTGCGGCAGGTACATCTTGAAGTAGAGCATACTCTGTACGCCCTCCACGTCGCCCTTGCGCTGCTCGGCCACACGGAGCGCCGATTGCAGGATGGTCATGGCGTGCGCCTGGCCGCCCAAGGGATAGTCGGTGTCGTTGACCAGCGCCGCCGCGTAGACGCGATAGCGGTAGTTCATGTTGACACTAGAGCCGCACGGAGGCCCCCACAGCACCGCGTTACGCTGGCCAGTCGCGGCCACAAACACAGACGGCACGATGGCGTAGTACAGAGGATAGCCCCCGGTTATCCCTGAAGCGTTGTAGGCGCGGATAAAACCTTCGCCCCGTGATTCGATGGACGTGTTGTAGGCCGTCGCCGCAGTCGGAAGCGTGAAGCCGCCCACCAGTTCGCCAAAGTCGGTGGGCAGGGCCGTAGTGGTAGAGCCAGCCGTCACCGCCAAGGTCGCGGACGGTGCCATGAACGTCCAGCCCGCTGGGTTGTCGTTCAGGTAGGCCAGATAGCCGTCGTTGCTGGCCTGCTTCGCCTCGGTGGTCTGTGCGGCGCTCCACGAAGTCCCGCCGTAGATGTAGGCGGCGATTCGCTGCCACAGGTTGCCGAAGTTGAACGAGGCGCTGCCGGTCGAGGCGACCGGCCCGGTGAAGGTGTGCGGCTCGTAATATGTCTCGCCATCGTAGACGTACTCGACATAGTACGTGTACGTCAGCCCGTAGGCTGGGTCAGTGAACGTGTACGAGTACACGCCAGTCGATTGCTTGGTCAGCGCAGTCGCATCCGCCACGACTACCGCGTTGGTGTCGTTGCGCTTGACGCCGTACGCGCCAGCCGGGTCAGACAGGACCACGCTGGTCACGTCCGTGGCGACATCATCGACCTTGAATCGGAAGTAGAGAGTAGACATTCTTCCCCCGCCCTATTCGCTGGAAAGGCTTTGGTTGTAGACCTTGATCGTCTTGAGTGTCGTGGCCGTAGTGAGTTTCCCGCCCGCGCTTCCCGCCGCCGTGTGGCCCGTCAGGGCAATGTCCCACGTCGCGGCCGCAATTTCAGCCGCGCCCGCAGCGGAGATGGCCGTGGAGCCGATGGCGTTGGCCGCCAGCGTGACGGGCGTTGCCGCCTGCATCGGAGTTCCCACCGCAACCTTAATGGCGCTGTTACCGATGGTGGCGCTGGACACGATGGCGTAGGCGTCGCCCGTCTGCTGGACTCCAGAAGCGAATCCAGTCGGGAATGTCTGGACTGCTGAACCTGTCCACCACAGGGAATAGACGGCCAGTTGCGGGTCAGCCAGCGCGTGAGTGCCGCCAGCCGACGCGATGCGGTAGAGTTCAACGTCGTAGATGCCAGCCGGTGCGGCCGGAAACGCGACAGTGTAGATGTAGCTGCTGGCTGGAGATTCAGCCAGCGCGACCTTGTAGTTGGCGACATTGGCGCTTGTGAAGGCTGTCAGGCCAGCCGTTGCGGGCGTACTCCACACTCTGCCGTCGCTGGAGTACAGTCGCGCCGCCAGCACGCGGCCCGTCTCATACCATCGTACCCGAATCTGGTCAGCCATTGACGAACCCTCCTCGGACGGGGCGGACGTAAGCCGCCGCGCTCATCAGTTGCGGGTAAATCTGGACCGCGCTCGATGTGTACACATAATACGCCCACGTGCTCGGCAGCGATGATCGCACGGTTGAGGTCCAGTACGAGCCCGATGAGATGCTGTTGGGAAATTGAGTGACGTCCACCGGATTAACCAACGACCAAGTAAGTAGCGAGGCGAACTCCAGCACGTTGGGCAGCCGCCATCCTAGCGGGTTGGACGCCGACCACGGGCCCACGCCCGAGTAGTGCATCAGCGAGTTATCGGTCGCGGCGGCCCAGATCATCGTCGCAACCGTGGTCAGGTTGGCGGCCGAGCCGGTCCACAGAGTCTTGCGCCAGTGCACGGCGTCGGTGTCAGGGTCGGTCGAGGCGTCTCCGGGCCCGGTGTGCGCCGCGATGCACACCCAGAACTTGGAGTTGTGGGCGACCAGGTCGGCCGCGAGGTACGCGGTCGAGTCGGCCCAGTTGCCCTGCGCCCGCTGGACCTGGTTGGTCGCGTGGATTGCGCCGGAGGCCTCGCCCTCCACGCCGGGGATGATGAGCTCGGGCTGCTTGACCCAGACCAGAGGCGGATTGAGCGCGTAGTCCGTCACGGTTCCGTCGCCGTTGTCGACGAACCGCGCGCCGGGCCAGCCGGCCAGGACGGCGCCATCGTCGCCGGTCCTCTGCGAGACGGCGACGCGGGTCTTCGGCAGGCAGCGAATTGTCATGCGGTGATTCAAACTACTCCCCCCGGCTGCGCATTCTGTAGCCACGCAAAAGGCGGAACAGCAACAGTGCCGCCCCGATCATCACGACCGCAAAGGTGCTGTACTCGAAGTTCGCAACGGCCATCATCGACGCCTCCACATTGGTCAGCGGCCCCGCAGAACGCGGAGAACTCGCATTGAAGGTTGTTCATTTCAGCCATTGAAGGTCATCCACCATGCTCAGGACGGACGTGTTGGGGATCGTGCTGGTGTCGTCGTACCGGAAAGCATATCGCCGCAGCAAATCCCTGTAGTCCCTCGTCTCGTTCTCGCTATCGTGCAGGACTATCAGGCGAGCGCGATTGCGCAGACCGTCCAGGGCTTCCAGCCGCTCAGGAAGTGTGCTGTCCACCAGAACCACGTCCCACTCGCCGGCCGGAACGCCCTGCCACGATTGGAATTTGTGCGTATCGCTTTGCATGGAGGCGAACAGGGCCAGCCACTCCGCGCTCGTGTCCACGGTCAGCAACGGACGATGGCCGCAGAGTTCGTGCAGGAAAGGCGTCGAGCCATACCCGCAACCCAGTTCCAGAACCGGACCAGTAGTGCGGGCCACGCATAGCCCAAGCATCACCTTGTGGGTCGAACATGCGACCGGATCGAATAGGGTCTGTCCTACAGGAACTTGGGGTGCGCCAGTTTCGCCAGGCGCAAAGCCAGAACTCGGTTGTAGTCGTTGAAGTAACATTTGTCGCAGATACTCCCGTTAAAGACGACGCCCTTGTGGAAGTCGCGCCAATGGCACATCTTGAAGTCGTCGGAGAACTCCTGCGCCTCGTGCCCATCCTGCGCGTACTGGACGCCGCAGCACGGGAACATGAAGCCTCGTGGGTCCACCAGCGGCTTTAGGCGGGACACCCAGCACTCTCGCGGGCCTCGCTCGCCGTTGTGGCGCGGCTGGTAGATGCCCTTGTCTGTGATGTTCTGGCAGACGCCCCGCACAAGCTCTATCTGCTCAGGCGCGTAGGCCACGATATCCTCGGTGTAGCGAACGTGCGTCAGGTTTGGAATCTCATTGGCCAGCGCCGCCACTTCGGCGGCCGTCTTGAACGACACGTTCTTGGTCACAGCGAAACTCAGTCCGATCTCCACGTCAGGCAGATTGCGGCAGATGCGGCGAATCCGATCCATCGGGTAGTTGCCGGATTCCGTGTCGTTTAGCGACAGTCGCATCCACGTCAACTTGCCGTTGATCGGCAGGAATTCCTCGCCCTTGGCCAACAGAAGCCCGTTGGTAATCATGGCCACGTCGTAGCCGATGGACTTAGCCTCTGCCACTATGTCGAACAGGCGCGGATGGCAAGTCGGATCGCCGCCGCCAGTCAGAGTCACGGCGCGACTACCCAGCCCCCAGAAGTGATGCAGGACCTCGCATACTTCGGCGTAGGGCATCGTCTCGGATCGGTTCACCTTGGCGCAGCAGCACCAGGGGCAATGTCCATTGCAGGCGTTGGTGGGCACAAGTTGCAGGTGGTACGGCACGATCTTGCCGTTCTGCACGGCGTCCTGGCACTGGAGCAGCTTGGCCGGAAGCACGGAAGCGGACACATAGCCTTCGGGGAGAGCCATTAGATGATCCGTCCTTGGGTCGCGGGTTGGATGAAGAAGCGTTCTACAAACTCCCCCACCTTGAAGTGGTCGTCGTGCCACTTCTTGCAGGCCGTTCCCCTCTGCTGCATCGCCAGCGGGTCTCGCAGGCACTCGCCGATTACGCTTGACACGTCATCCTTGGTTCGGCAGATGTACCACGGCGGCAACGTGTCAGTTTGCCACGCCTTCATGCGGGCGTCCCGATAGTCCTTCCGGTGTAGGCCCACGATGTTCGGCAACCCCATTGCGGTCGATTCCCACGTCGCCCCGCCCGTGTAGCCCTGCATGTGGTCGAAGTGAAGGTGACTGGACGCCTTGCGGGCGACGGCGTCGCGGAATGGCAGGCCGCTTATCAAGTCAACAGTCGCGCCTGGATTCTCCGAACAGGCGGCCATCAGTTCGGACGTGTTCTTGATTCGCGGGTCGGAAGCCGTGTGCGAAATCACGAAGCCGTCCTGCTTTGGAATATCTGGAGCAATCCACGGCAGGTAGCGAACCGTAACTCCACAGGGCCATCCACCCTCCACGGCGATATCCTCGTCACTTGCCCACGTCGGCCAACGGTCAAATGCCTCGTGGAACTGCCTCAAGTGGCAGCGAATACCCATCGCGCCCCAGAGCCAGATAATGATCGGCTTGTTCAACTGCGCCCAGGTCGTTCCGAGAACCGGCAGGTGCGGGCCGTCATAGGTGCAGGCGGGACTTGCCGGGTCCATCGAAGCGGCCCCGCCCGCCCCGAAGTGCCCGTGGTCCTGGCCGGGCGAACACACAAGGATGTCGGTTTCCTTGATGATCGCCGCGACTTTGTCCTGCTCCTTCGGAAGAATCGCGTCCTGTCCGCCATTGACGTAGGTCGAATAGTAGACGACGTTGTACGCCTTGTGGGGCGTCAAGGCGTTGATCGCCTCACACCACTGTCGGCTGCACGCGGCAGGGTCGAACACAGATACGAATGTGATTACCATTTCGCCCTGTACCCCCGCTCGATCAGCGCGGCTCGAAGCGCGGCCTGCTGCTCAATCCCGTCGCCAATCTCCGGGGCATGAATCAACTGGCTATTGTCGGAACACAGTGGCCAAAGCGGACCGCGATACCCATTGAGGCGGGATTGCCAGATTCCGTTATTGCGCGCCCATTCCTCCTGTCGCGTAGACCCGCTACTTGCTGGCGGGTGCGATTGATGCACGCACTCCAGCCCGAAGTTCCACCGGAACGTCACGCCGGACACTAGGAGCCTTGCCGACAAGTCGTTGTCATCAAAGCAGGTGCCGTGGGCATAGGCCAAGTCCCAACCGCCAATGGCCACCAAATCTTGCCGATGGATCGCCATTGCAAATGACAGGGCAATCTTCCGCTTCGTCCCGATATAGGACCGGCCATCGGCGCTGTTGTGGACGCCGTAGAACACAGCCGTCTTTTCCGGCACTCGCGCCGCGTCAGCCAGAACGCCAGGCGCAACCTTGATCTCGGAACCGATCACCAGTACGCGGTCGTTTGTAACCAACTGCAACGCCGCGTTCTGTGCGTGAAGCTGTGCAAGCGAGTCTGTTGACTCGATCCGCGCGACCTTGACGCCGCCCTCGAACTTAGCCTCGAACTCTCGGAGGTAGTGCGGCTGGGTCGTGATGTCGCCGAACAGGCCAACGCAATACTCGATGTCTGCCTCGCCTGAACAAGCCGCCAGCGCCGTCAAGTGATTTCGGTACAGTTCCGGCCGCCCGGATATGCACGTCAGAATGGAGAGTTTGGACTTTGCCGTGTATCGCTTTAGTAATTCCGCATGTTGTTCCAAACACTTGTTCGCACCACACAACGACTGGGAACCGGCATGTCGGCGGTAGACGTACAACGGTTCCGCGATATGCCCCCATGACCGACAACCCGCCACAATCGCCTTGATGTTCCACTCGCAATCACCCATGTGAGTGTACTTGGGGTCCAGCGGCATGACCGTTTCCCACACAGAATGACGCGCCATTTGTGAGGCGTTGACCGGATGTTTCAAGGAACCGGCTAAATAAGACGCCGTATCCATCGCGCCGAAGTATTGGTGCAACCCTTTGTCACTACCGGCCTCGTCGGTCAGCCTCGCGCCCGTTGTAACGATATCCGTGTCGCGGTGGGCCTCCAGGTACGCGACCTGCTTGGCCAGTCGCGTCGAGTCCTGCATGTCATCAGCGTCCAGCCGCGCAACGTACTGGCCCTTAGCCAATGACCATGCCAGATTCAGAGCGGCATACTGACCACGGTTATCCGTGCGATGAACAGTCACGCGAGAATCGCCGGAATAGACAACGGGCGTCTTGCTGCCGTCATCCACAACGATCAGTTCCCAATTCTGGTACGTCTGCTTTCGGCAGGACTCGATGGCCTCGCCGATCCACCTGTCGGCGTTGTAGGCGGACATTAGGATTGAAACGAGCGGCCGTTCGGCAGGAACGGCGGGCTTTGCCGCGTTCGCCGCAATCTGTGCCTTGATGATGGCCTTACCTTCAACGCCCGTCCAGTGAACCACGACGGCGTTTGCGGGCGGATCGCCTGCCAGCCGCAGCCATTGGTATTCAGCAGGCAGGATGACTATCTTGGCGTCCATCTTCGCCACGATGTAATTCAGGGCCTCCTGGTCGCCTCTGAACTCGCCGGGGCGCTGGAAGATCGCCTCCATCCACTTCGATACGAGAGGGTTGCCCTTCTTGACGCCTACAACGCCGGATTGAAGCGGAACTTCACGGTACTGCTTGCACCACGGGTTGTGCTGGTCTTCGGTCAGTACCAACCCGTTCGCAGCCGAATCCAGCCACGGGGTGATGTTGCCGCGAATCTCGCAATCTAAGTCGATCCACACCGTTGTCTCGAACGGTGATTTCAGCAGGCACAGCGGTTTGCGGAACCAGACAAGTCCTTGCGGCATCTGCCCGCCAAGCTGGAGCATTGAACCGTGTTCCATGCACCACTTGCGGCCCTCGTCCGTCAGCCCGTAATCCACGAAGCAGACCGGGATATCGGGGTTGTGGCGGCGCAGGTTCGCGTACCACCACGGCAGAAGCCACTCCTGGTTCTTGTCGCTGGCCGTGACAACGCCACGCGGGGCCTTGGGCGCGTCGATCAACCACTCGCACGACTCGGCCTCGCCACCGTCCAGCACCTTGTCGAATACCGGCTGCGGGATGGACTTGGCAATGTTCTCCCGCGCCTGGTCGATGGTCATGTACGGGATGAAGGTGTTGACCGGCGAATCGGCGGTGCAACTGATAATGTCGATACCAATAGCCTTGGCCTCAGTCGCGACGCCGAACATGTCGTAAACGATGGCCTTCATCAAAATTCGGTTGCGGGTGCGCTTGTCGTCCGACAGCACGCGCCCGTCGTGATAGTCGCTCGTGCCGCCAAAGTCGCAGCCGACGAGATAGATGGCCTTCGCGCCCGCCATCATCAAGGCGTGCAGCGCGACCATGAACGTACTTGGGTACGGCTGCGCCCATAGAATCCTGTCATTCAGGCCCAGCATGTGAGGCATTTGCCACGGCTTCACGTCGCCCTGTCCCTGAATGAAATGGACATTGGGCACGTCGGCCAGCGGAGCGCCGTTGACCATCGAATGAAGGTAGCGGTCGCCGCAAATCTTGGGGAACGGTTCCCACCACAAGTTTGGGTCATACGACGGCGGCGAGTCCATGCCGATCCACAGGTCAGGCTTGACCTTGGGGTAAGCAGTATTGATTGCCAGCACCATCGCGCCGGGGGCGTGAAGCAATGTCGTATCCACGTTTGCCAGTGAAGGGCCTGGGCAGCACAGGAACGCATGTTTCTGCGCCATGCCTTGCAACGGGATCAGTCCAAATTCGGAGGGGGTTACTTTCCTAAGCAGGGGCATTTTCTTCTCCAAGAAACTCGGTCAGGCAGGAAAACTCACGTTCGCGGGCGGGAGCGGCCCCCTCAAACCGCTCCCGTTCCGCATTGAACTATCCCGCGCCGTTTCTCCCCTGCAAACGGCGCGGTTGATGACTTGGACTACATCAGGTTGTTGGTCTTGAGAGCCGCGATGACAGCCGCCTGGTCCACGATGACCGCGTTGATGGCCTTGGCCAGAATCGCCATGTCGCCGGAGAAGGCGGACTTATTGGCCGTAGCGCCGACGCCGCCCACTGCGGCAGTCAACCCAGCCAACGCCACAACGCCGCCGGTGGTTGAACCGGCAACCTTTGTAACGGCCGCGCCAGTCTGTGTGACCAACGCCCCGCCGACGCCGGACAGTTCGGCCAGAACGCGGGCGTTCGTGGTGTCCGTGTCAATCGTCTGCATGGCTCGACCGACACAGACCGTACCCGTGGTGTTGGCAACCACCGCATAGGAACCATTGGTGATGGCCAGATGGGTCGTGCCCAGCGTGGAACTCACGTCGCTCCACACCTCGGCCAACATGCCCTTCTTCGGCTCGATGATCTCGATCCAGCCGGGGCCGGTGATCTCGCAGCCGGACTCCACGACGCCGGCAAAGTACGGCAGGTTCGCGGTCGCGGGCTTCTCGACCTCTCGGGCACGAGCGTAGTCAACGCTCGTGGTCGTCGCGCCGGTGTTGCTGTCCCGGTTGTAGCACAGGCAGTAGCCCGCCTTCAGGGCGCTGGAGCCGGTGTAATAGACGCGCTTCGTAGTCTGCTTCTCGTTCTTCAGATCAAATCCAACACTCATGGTCGTTCCCCCTCTGGGAATGGAAGTTTGGGATGCCGGGGCGTTCCCCCTCTGGGTTCGCCCCGGTCAGTCCCGAATAGTCAAGGAACTACGCGGTAACTACGTACCCGCCACGTAGGAAATCAGGCCGCCCGCCCGCTGACGATTCGTGACCATGAAGTTGTAATCCAGGTCCACGAAGGTCGTGATGACGCGGTGCAGCTCGCGGTCAACGGGAGGAGTGGTCTCGTTGAAATACTCGCCCTCCATCACGAACACCTTCCAGTGGTCGTGGTTGATCGCGTACATCGGCAGGGTCGTGTCGGCGTCCAGAACCGGAACCCACTCGACCGGGATGCCCTTGACCAGAGTCATGTTCTGGTACTTGAGGACATCGGAGCCAAGCTGGTCATTCTGGCTGCGCGCCAGCTTCTCCAGGTTCTGGATGATCGTCTCGCAGGCGTACAGACGGAGATTGTCGATCCCGCCGCCCGGCTCGTAGGCGCTGGCCATCATTGGGGCCTTGAAGTTCAGGTGCCGCAGCATGCGTCCCATGCGAAGCACGTCCGCCGTGGTGATCTCGCCGCTGGAGTTGCTCCACGTCGCGTTCCAGTTGCGCCAACGGGCGTTCGCGGCCACGGAGGCGTCGATGCCGCCGCAGGTCGAGAAGCCGCTGGCATTGCTGCCCTGGAAAGCGCCGGTCGGGTCACTGGTGGCCTGCGTGCCGGTGATCGGCACGATCCAGTACGGCACGCCATACGGATTCGTGTCGTCGGTGGAACTGGTCGGTGCCGCCCACGCCTTCTCCTCCAGCATGTTCGCCATGCTCATCATGGCCCCCTGCCGGCGAAGCTTCCGCAGATCGACCAGCTTCACGTCGTTGCCGGCGTTCCGCCTGATCTCGTCCGTGGAGATGGAGTACTCGGCCTGCGCCGAACGCCACGGGGCGCTCATCTGCGCCAAGGTCTCGGTCACGCTGACCGCCGTGGTCTGGTAGGGCTTGACCATCTTGGCCGAGCCGTTGTCACCCAGCATCACGTCGAAGGTGATCTGCGTGCCGCCATCGAACGTCACCCGGTCCGGTCCCGCCCACTGGCTCATAAACGGATAGGACTGGTACTTCAGAAGCTCGGCGAGCTTGTCCTTCCACGGGTATGCGCTACGAGTAGCGTCCCACAGTTCGAAGGTCTGGTCGCCGGAAAGATTGATGCCGCTCATGTGCTGTCCTTTCAAGTGTGCGAAAGGTCAGCCTCTTCGCGGGTTGAAAACGTGAACTAGCGGATGCCAAGCTCTGCTTGCTTGGCCCTCACCGCATCCAAGGCTTCCTCTTCGGACGACTTTGCGTTGCCGCCCTGCTGAGCGCCCCTGGGTGACGGAATGATCTGACTCCCCCGCTTCTTCACGGCCTCTTTGCCCCTCGCTTCGGCCGCCCTCTCAATGTCATCGGAATAAAGCAAACGTACTGCACGTTCCAGCGCGCCGGTGAGGGATAGTTTGCTGCCGAGTTCGGCCCCTGCCTTTTGCAGAGCCGCCGCATTCTTCAGCACTTCCTCAATGGCCTCTCGCTGGTCGGACGATTCGCCGTCCTCGAAATCCACCTTGTCGTAGTCAATGTCCTTGAACGCCGGGAACTTCGTGCGGTCAAGGTCTTTGAACCACTTGGAAACCTCTGCGACCTTGCGTTGCTCGGTGGCATCCTTCCGCTCGTTGGTCAGTGCGGTCAGTTGCTCCTTGAGAGCACCCACTTCCTGCACCATCGCCGGATCGGAACCATTCTTGAGCGCGGCCAAAATGCCTCTGCGCAGAGCGTTGAACTTGGCGACGCCGCCCTCGGCAATCAGCTCATCCTCGGTCACGTCGCCTTCAAGTTCCTTAGCCAGCGCCGCCAGGTCATCGGCAGGCTTTTCGCCCGCTGTCAGATCGTCGTCGTCAGCCTTTGCGGGAGGCGTCTTTTCAAGTGCCGCGAGCTTGGCCTCGTAATCGGCCTTTAGCTTGTCGGCTTCCTCTTTGGCGCGCCCCGCCTTGGACGTGGCCTTGCCCAGTCGCTTGCCTGCGGAATCAAGAGCCTTACCGGCCCTGTCCCCAAGTGCGGCCAGGTCGTCATCGGTCATTCCAAGTTGCGTAGCGACCTCTCGCTGCTTCTCGGTCAGCGTCGATCCGGTCGTGCTGCTGTCGGGCTTGGGAGCCGGTTTCTCGGTAGTTCCCTCGTCCTGGGCCGTCACAACCTCGTCCTTGCCTTCCGTGGTCGCTACATCTTCCGTCTTGCCTTCCACAACCGGCTTAGCCTGCTCGGCGGCGACTGTCTGCTTCACGTTGGAAAGCATCTGGTCGAACGTCGGGCCGCTGGAAGTCGATGCGGAATCAACAACTACTTCGTCTGTCATGTGAAACCCCTATCGGTGTGTGCCGTGCAGGGCAAGTCGCCACGCGGCGACCCGCTGGTCTGACGGTTAATCACGTTGGGTACTGCGAAGTGCGGCTGCTGGTCTAACCCCAGCACGGGGGCATCCTGGCGTCCCAGACCCCTGCCGCTTGTATTGTCAGCCCCGAATCTCGTCTCTATTGTGAAGCCCGCGCGCCTTGAGGTACTTGAAATACGTGGACCGTCCCGGCTCATGCTTGATGTGGATGTTGCCCTGCGCGTCGGCCACGCCCAAGTGCCCATACTTTCGGTTGTGCTCGGCCACTTGGTCGGGGTGGACGCCCGCGGACGAGGAAACGAAGTCCGGCAATTCGCCGGACCTCATCGACGTTCTGACCTCCGCCTGGATGTCGCGCAGGGCGAGTTTGCCGCAGACTTCGCATGGCATCGACCCGTCCCGGTCGGCAACGGGCCGGATGTCGTCGGTCGTGTGGCCGCAGGCGCAGGTAAACGAATAAACGGGGGCCACTACTCGCCCTCGCCTAGGTCCATCTTGTCCAGCAAGTCCTTCTTGCTTGGCTTGCTCATCGCCATCTTCATGGCGCTGGAGCGACCCTTCAGACACTTCATGGCCGCAGCGTGACGCTTGGAGTCGCCGCGAATTTCCTCGGCCTGAACGAGCGTGTCGGCATCTGATTTAGCCCGCCACTCTTCGTCCATGTCTACCGTTGCCGGAGAGGATTTCTTGCTCATGGTTGTTCCTTACCCTTTCAAGGCCGCGCGCTTGTGACCGGCCTTGGCCCATTGGTTCATCTTCTTCGCACCAAACTTCTTGCGGCCAGCCATCGCTGCGATCCCGCCAGCTTGCGACGCGCTCTTGCCCTCGTTCTGCAACTTGGACACGAGTGCCGCGAATCGACCGCCCATGCCTAACTTCATCTTGTTTTTCACAGCGCCTTGGCCTCCTCAATCATCCTGTCTACCAATAGACGCATATCGTCGAGTCCAATTAGGACTGCATCAAGCAGAGTTCCGGCGCTAACAGATTTGCTTTTTATGCCTGGCAACCCCCCCACGAGAATTCGGATATTGCAGTCCTCTACCAACATCCCCCTGCTGTCCATCCAATCGAGTATTCGTTGATCTTTCTCCGTCATTGCACTTCTCCTGCTACCGGCGCACGGCCGGGTACTTCCTGGGGGTTCATGTTCGGCGTGTTCGGCGGCGGCGCTATGGCCTGGGGTGCCTCGCCGGGCAAGGCCGGGGGTGAAGCTCCGTTCATCGTCGCGCCCTGCACCACTTCGGGTGCGGCCGGCGAGAACAGGTTGCGGAGTTCGGCCAGATCGGCGCTCTTCACCGCGAAGTCAATCAGCCGCTTCGCGTCAATCCTCTGGCCCTGCGCCGCCAGGATCGGGATCATTGGGACAATCGTGTTGGAAATTAGGCGTTCCATCCGCTGATAGCGCTCGGCCGGCGAATCATTCTGGAAGCCGTAAGGCACGATGTCGATGTCGTAGTCAGACTCGAACTCGCCTTCGCGGTCGTCGGGCGTCCACTCGGTAGGAACCGCTACGCCACCCACGTCCAGCGTCAGTTTTGTTCGGTACACGGGATCGGACCATAGGTAGCCAGCAATCTTACGCAGGACACTCTTGCACGCCTTGCGGCACTGGCCGCGCCAATCGGACACGCGCCCGCCCGCAGCCTGGAGCATCATCTGGTCCTGGCCCAGCGTCTTAGAACCCGCCTGCAAGCCGCCCACGATGTCCATGTTGCCGGAGCGCTGGTTGAACTGCTCCAGGATCCAGCCCATCGCCTTGTAGTTGGTATCCGCTACGCCGCCCTGGTCGAGAACCTTGATGCGGTCAACGCTATTGACGCCCACCACGTCACCGTCGCTAGAGTCTCGCACGGTTTCAGCGTCAGCTTCGGCCACTTTGTCATAGACGGTCAACGACTTCTGGCGCGTTGCCTGGTTAATCATCTTGCGCCCGACAGCGTTGGCGGCGCGGTGCAGGTCCAGCACGGAACCCACCAGCGAGATCGGGATGATCTGGCCGGGGAAATCCACCAAGTTAATCAGGTCGTAGGGGCCGCTCTCGTCGCCTTCCCACTGGACCTCGCGGAGATAACCCTTCGGCCCACCATCGGGATCGGCCGACACCACGACGATCATCTTCTGGCGCGGCAACCACACAGACCACAAGGGCAGTTCGGGGATGAACCGCTCATTGTCCGCGCCCGCATCGCCCTTTCCGGTGTCGGAAGCCTTCTCGTTCTGCTTGACCGCACGATTGTTCGGATTCAGCAGGTCGAGTACCTTCTTGTTGTACAGCCCGCAGTCCTGCGCGTACTCGTAGGGGATTGAGAACTTGTCGCCCTCGAACTGGACGGACGCCCGCGATTTGGCGTCCATGTCCACGAGATAGTCGTCGAAGTCCACGCGGTCGCAGAACGGGCGGCCGGGATCGTGGCGGTAGTTCTCGGCCTCGCGGAACTCGCCCGCCTCCGATTCGCCCAGCCCGGTCTTGAGGATGCCGGGGCCGAACATCGAGTCGATGATGGCCAGTCGGAAACTCGTGCCGATGTCCATGTGCGACAGGCGGCGGTTCAGGGTCAATTCAAACTTATCAGCGAACGAAGCGCGCTCGGGGAACACCGGCACGATCATCGCTCGCGGTTCCAGCGTCAGGTGCGGAAGCAGGGTCGTGACCAGGGACAGCGGCAGATTCAGCAAATCGCGGGCACCTTTATTCGCGCCGTGGTTTCGGCCCGCGAACTGGCGCACCTGCTCGATGCGCTTCTCTTGGAAGGGCGCAATCTTCTTCTGTGCCGACTGCATCGCCCGCGATAGGCGCACGGCGGAGTCGTTCTTGGAAGTCTTGATATTGGGTGCGGCTATTTCAGCCATGATTTACAAGCCCCCCGGCTTGCTCAACAGATGATTATGGGCCACCACGGAGGATTCGGATTGTACGGAATCAACGGCGTCGGCTGCTGCGGTGGATTCCAATAGGGTTGTTGTGGCGGTGGCCAGTAAGGCGCGGTCGGAGCATCCTGTACCGTCACCCAGCCCTTCCCGCCACAGCCAGTGCAGGTGCTACCCGGAATCGCTTGCCCCTTGCATACCGGGCAGATTTCAGCGTGTGCCATGTTTCTGCACGGCGACGTTCGCAGTTCGCAAACAGCGAACACTGTCCTGCTCCGCGAAGTCGCCGAACGGAGTGAGCGTGTTGTCGGGACGTTGGTTCCCTAATTGCGGCAGGCAGTTTCGCCAGATTGACAGCAACGCCTTCTCGCGTCGCGCCCGAATCAACTCCAGAAGCCCGTCCATCAGTTCGCCGTCCTTGGTGCGCACCCCGGTTCAACTACGTAGTCATAGTCAGGGCCAAGATCGCGCGGCCGGAGATAGTGCCACTGTCCACAATATCTTGCAACGTCGGGTCCACCAAGGCACAGGAACCAGTAGTTTGCCTTTTCTCGACGAAGGGCACGGATGCAGAGGATCAGCCACAACAGTACGTATACGGTAATCGCAATGCACCAGCCGAATCCCCAGGCGTTAAACCAATGTTCCATCAGTTCGCCATCCGCGCCGCTAGTTGGCGCTGCCAGTTCGCAATCACGGGGTCGGCCAGGCCGGCGCAGATAAGTTTTCTTAGCGCCTCGCCATAAGAAAGCCAGTTTGCGCACGACTCCAGATCGGCCAGCAACACGGCGCGATCGACCGTGACGCGAATCCCGTTCACCACAGACGAAGCGTGAATCATCAGGTGCCCGATGAACGGCTGCGACTTCTTCGACTCGTCGTAGTTGACCTGATTCGCGCCGACGATGCCGCCCAGTTTGTCGGCCGTCGCCTTGTGTTCGGGTGCGAAGTAGTGGACGACAACCCAGATCACGGGGAGTTTAGCGGCCATGCTTCTTCGCCTTCTTAGGAGCCTTGTCGTTCTGGCGGATTGTTCGCTGCGCCCCGCACAAGCTGCATATCTGCAACACGGCGTAGCCTGTGCCAAGACAATTGGCGCGCCCACGCTCTACCCACTCGTGCTTGCCAGCCAGCCCGCAGACTGACTGGCGAAGGGCGTTGATGTTGAGTTTGTCGGCGTCAAGTTTGATGTCGGCAGCGCCAACACTCTTGCGGAGTTCATTCACGTCGTCGGCGACCTTGGCGTACCGCTTGTTCTCGGCCTCGATAAGTCTTTGCGCCACGGCGTAGATGTGCGCGTGGACGTTCTTGCGGTCATCAATCGCAGCGTCACGCGAAGCCTTGATTGATTTCGCGTGGCCCACAAGCAGTTTCCAGTGGACTTCTGCGCGACGTTGATGCAGGGCGTTTTGTTTCCGCAAACTGCGATGCTCAAACAGGTCGCACAAACCAGCAAGGAGGGCCACAACCATGTAAACAGTTAGAACAATCGGGAACCATTCAGGCATTTCGCGTCCTTTCAGCCCCCTACCATGTTTCTTCTTGCGACTTCGCCTTTTCCCGCCTCCACCACCGCTTACGAGCGGCCGGGGAACCCTTGGGAATCGCCTTCTCTGGCGGCCTGGACTTAACCTGCTCGCGGAGCATCATCACGCAGCCCGCCTCGGCAATCACGCGGTCGCCGTGTGCCGCCCGAGCGCCTTGATCTTCCTCGGTCAGACCTGAAGGCCCGATCCCGCCGCCTGAATAAGTCGTGTACTGGCCCGCCTCGTCCACCGTCGCGGAATCGAACGTGTTCAACTCACCCCGCGCCCAGGCCGAACGAAGATCGGTCAGCAAGTATCGTTTCTTCTCGCGGCCTGAATACCAGCCCACCTTGCCATCGGTGGGGTTCCAGGCGTAGGCCGGGTTGGAGTTGCCCAGCACGTAGTAGTAGCCCAGCCGCAGCACCTCGCGGCCGAACGGACCGCCATCGAAGTTCGCTTCCCAGCCGAGATAGACGAAGCCGGTCTGCCCACGGAACCACTTGCACAAGGCCACAGCCGTCCGCGCCAACTGCTCTGGCGACGTATTGGGGCAGGTGAACGCGCCAACCGATGCCCGCAGGTCCACGTCGCAGATCGTGATTCGACTGTTGGACGCCCCGTTGCCGGCGGAAATGTCGCAGAAGCCGACGTAGGTATGGTCCTGGGGCGGACGAAGTTCGCCCTTGTCGTCAAGCGCCAACGGACACCACAACTGCAAATGGCCCCGGTCAGTTTCCTCGAAGCGAATCTTCTCGACGCGGTAGGACTGGCCCTCGACGTAGGTTCGCACGTCAAACCGCAATTCGCCCAGTTTGTCGGCAGGACGGCAGGCGGCACGAATCCTGGTCAGTACTTCGGAATCGAAGAACATGGACCCAGAACCCAAGTAGTCCATATCCAAGTTTTCGGCAATCTCTCGACGCGATGCGCGACGGACACATTCTTTCTCGTACCACGGCGAGGTCCACTTCATCTTGCCGTTGGCGTCGGGTGCCAAGTGTGCGCCTTTGCCCTTTTCGGGGTGTTCCCACCACGGAAGGGAAATAATCTGCACGGCATTGGAGAATCGTATGGCGGCAAAGGCGTTGCCGCGCAACTGTTTCTTGTCGTCGAAACTGCCCCATCCGTTCGGTGTCGAGTTGAAGATACGGCATGGAGCGGTATCGCTGGTCGCGGAAAGAATCGCACCTCCATTCAGCACCGCCCCGAACTCGTCCAGCAGGATAGCGCGTTGGCGACCGCCCTTGCCTACATCCTGATTCGTGGACTCGCCGGTGAATATCGACCCGTTCCGGGGGTTGACCAGTCGCATGTGCGTTCGATCTTTTCCAGCCTTGGCACCCGGCTGCATCCACGACGGCAGATTGTTGTTCAGGAAGTCCAACTTCCAGAACAACGTGTCAGGGTCGGCTGGCTTGTCCACCAAATCTTCGTTTCGGCTGACCAACTTGAACAGGCTCTCGCGCTCGAACAGCCAGAACCAGTCCATGACCGACAGACACAGCCACGACGCGCCCATGTCGCGGGACTTGTCGATTGCCACGTCGTTGCCCACGCCGATTGCGCGGTGTAGTCCAACAGCGGCCCTGTCCTGAATCGGCCAGGTAATGAAGGGTAACTTCCGCTCACGGTTGCGAGGCTCGAACACCCAGCCGCACAAGTTCAACCAGCACAGCAGGCCATCCGCGCCCTGCGAGAACGTCTGCATCAGGGCGGCGCGATCGGCCGGCCTCGCTTTCATCACCATCAGGCGCATGTCAAGGATTTTGGCCTTGCTGCCGCGAATGGTATGCCAGAGTCTTGAGGCGAGAGTATCGGATTTCATAGAATCAGGGGTTTACTACAAGGCTTCCTAGGCCCATGAAGTCGCGGGTAATGACGACTTGTTTGCCGCTGCCGTGGCAATCTGGGCAACTGTACTGCGTATCGTCTGAGTATCCCGCCATAGCCGATTCGTGATGGCCGTCTGGATCAATCTCGTGTCGCCAGAGCCAACCAGCACCGTTGCAGCGCTCACAGTCAGTCTCAGAATCAGAAACCTTTGGGGCGGCTTGTTTATTCCCAAACACCAGCGCCCAGTTTGCGTCCAACTGGTCGCGCGGAATCTGCATCGGGCGTCGTCTGGAACCTTTGCTCATAGAATCAGAGGCGGCAGGGAAGCATTAGGAAAGCCGGGGGCGATTCAGAACAACTAGGGGGCGGGGAGTATGGGGGTCTACTTGGGCAACTCCACCTTCAAGAACTTGGCAGCAATCGCACGCATGTCGGCGAGGTGCTTCTGGGCCGCGCCCATTGCGCCAGCCGTGCCAGTGTGAAGGTTCTGCTGCGCGCGAATACTAAGATCGTCCATAGCTTACGCCATGTCTCTTGCCATCATCCGCTTCATATGGGCCTCGAACCGACGAACCAACGACTCGCCTTTGTCCGAGTCAATCCAGAGCTGACAGCCACGGAAGTAGATGTTAGTCTCACGAAGCGTTAGTTCTGACTGCGGCGGCACTGGGTCTATGTCCAGAGCGTCAACAGGCTTTACGTCAGGCTTGGACTTCCAGTAGGACTTCGCGTACCGGCCAGTACAGCCAACATCGTAATGTTCACAGCAGCGTCCGAGGTCGCGGGGATTGAGGCCACACGTTTCGCAGTTCCTATCCATCCTTGACCTCTACAGCCCCCGAAGGCGTGCGGCAGTTCCATGTGGCGATTGCGTCAGGTATCGTTATTTTACCAACTCGCCATTTGCTATAATAACGGCGGCAGTGTTATAGGTAAGTTCACCAGTCGCACGCCATCAACCGTAGTTTCGCCAGGCGGGTGCTGCGCCGCTGCTCCGTGGCCGTGAACCTCATCAGCGATTCCTTCAACCCCCAAAGTAAACTGGCGGGTGGGACTCGAACCCACGACACGCATCCTACGGGCCCGAAGGCACAGTGGATGCCAAGGCTCTACCAACTGAGCTACCGCCAACTGCACCAGATTTTGGTCCTGGGTCTTTCGGCAGGCGCGTGTGTCCGGTGCCATAAACGCAAGAACCCGGCTTCTAATCCGGCCCAGGTCTAAGCCCTAAGGTAAATCACTTCTGCCTCGTCCAATTCCCGCACATGTCACACCAAGCGGGACAAGTACCATCGGGGACTTTGGCTTCTCAATCTTTGGCGTCCAGTAGGACTTGTAGCCATTCGTCGTACAGTCAAGGCACTTGGGCTTGTGTCAACATCCATCAAAGTCCCCCACGCGACTTCCTTTGGCATAACACGTTTCACAGTTCCGGTCGGGCATCCGTACCTCCAAGGGGTAGGCGTCTTATCTGCGCCAACTCGTACCTGCTTAACCAAGACGCAGGATCGCCTAGAACAGCGCCGCCGGCGACAACCATACTTGCCACGAACAACTCAATGCGGCCAGTGCTCAGATCGGTACGGCGATTCCACTTGCTGATTGAGGCCGGAAGATCGTTTGCTAGATCGAAATGAACGCCACAAGCAAAACAATGGATTCGCCATTTGGCGTAGGTACCATAGGGTTCGGGCTTCACTTCTGCGCCACAGAAGGGACATGGCAATATCATCATCCGTTCAACTGCTTCCCTTGTGCGCTTATCCATCTTAACAGCACTCCGTTATCCGTGAGCAGTAAGGCGAGAGATACTAGCCAACATCCACCCTACACGCTAGGACGCTCTGCGCAACAGTTGTTGAGGCCGTTTCTAGGGGGTCCGTATCAATACACCAGTTCAAGAAAAGACACGCGAATTTCCTAGGAAACTATGCGTGTTTTTATGCCTCAACTGTTGCGCGCCGGACGGCCTTAGTCTCGCGGGTGCGCCGGAAGCTGCTTTTTCGCCTTTTCCGAGCGCAAGACTCGCAGTACCGATGGCCCTTGGGCTTCGCGCCGCCACAGTCAGGACAAGGACTCGATGATCCGTTTCCAGCCTTGTGCTTCCACGCATACTCAGCAACCGCCTCAGCGCGCCGCGATTGTAGGTCAGGGTCGCTCTTGGGGCTTGGCTGTTGAGCAATAGGCAGTACCGCCGTCTCGAAGTAGTCGCACCTCTTGCCAACCAAGACCAGACACGGCTTCTCGTTGGTCAGGCACACACCATCGTTCAAGTTGCAGCACTCGTCCTTGACAAACTGCGATGGATTCATGGAGATTACCCAAGTTAACAGAGAGTCAGAAGCTAAGAGCAATGCGGCGAGAGTACACTGGACTCCGGCTCGCGGTTGCGGCCGCGCGATCGACCGGCAGGGGCGGCGTATACCGGGGGTCGACGCGGGCCTGGGCGTCGCGATCTGTCCAGCCCCGCGCTGCTGTCACCTAGGCCTGTCCTGGCGTCGCCCAATACGCTGCATTGCACCTAACCCCTTGCCGCACAAGGGCATCGGGCAATCTTGCGCCACTACGGACGAACGTCGGACTGCGCGAAGGTTGTCATCTATGCACAAGCACGAGCAGGACAGCCAGCACGATCATCACAGTCTCGCCACCGTCAATCATCGCGCCAGCTCCTCCAATCCCTCAACCTGGGCCGGATCGTCGCTCTCCGCATGCAGGGCGAGCTCTATTGGGCTTGTGGCGGGTGTACAGGTCGTGTCGATCACGTCGGCGGGCGCTGGCAGCGCCTGCTGCTCGGCCGGGGCGAGCTGGAGGATCATCGCCTCGATCCGCCTTGTGGCGTCGGCGTCGGACAGCTCGGCCGTGATATCCAGCGTATTGTGGTTGTCCTGGCGGGATCGCGGGACGAAGCCCTCATCGAACCGCTGGAGGTACAGTTCGACGGCCTTCATGTCATAGCGAGCGTCGCCGGGCTTCGACTTCGCAAGTGCTTGTTCTGCAATGACTTTGTGAACTTCCGGCAGCTTCAACGCGCGCCATCTTGCCGACTCACCCAGCCACCACGTTAGGAACTCAGGAGTCTTGAACCAGCTATAGTAAGACTGCTTGGCAATTCCCACAGATTCGCAAAGTTCAGGTACGCTATACTTGTAATCATATTCTTGGGCGTACCTTACAGCCGCTTCCTGGTGTTCTGTCGCTTCCCAGGTGTTGGCTCGACCTTGCATTGTGACTCTCGCAGCCTAATCTTGTACGATCTTTACCACTTATCCAGCCGCTTTACAGGCCCTTACGCGGGGCCTTGGCTTGGTGTCATTTTGGTGCTCTACTGGCCAGTTTTGCCCATTTCGGGGCATTTTGCCTGATTTTGGTGCTCTACGCTGCCCCAGGAGCTACGATCTCGAGCGCGGCCGGGTCTCAGGCCGGGGTATCAGCTAGGTCGGCGGCGTCCTCGACGGCCCGGACGGCGTTGTCCCATTCGCCTTCTGCTACCGGCGAGTTTGCCGCCCTGTCTCGGATCTTGGTGCATCTCTGCCTCTTGCGGTGCTGGCGTTTGTTCTCTTCGACGGCCCGGCGCGCCCGGTTCCTCTCGCTGCCGCTGACCTCGTCCACCTTCTCAGCTTCGAGCGGGTCCATCTGACTAATCACGGTCTGGGCGTAATCGTCGGGTTGTCCGCGCTCCCATCGTTTCTCACGTTTGGAGAATCTGACTATCGCGTGAGTAGCTGCCCGCGCCGGATACTTGCTGCCGGCGGTCCGGCTCGTCAGGTACGCGAGCCAGGCCTCTTGCACCGCGTCCTCCCGATGACGTTCAGGAACGCGGATAAGTGCCGTGCGTAGCTGGCTTTGTTCGCATGATGTGCCTGGAAGTTCTATCATCGTGTACCTATATCTAATAAAGGCCGCAAATCGTGGTAATTTCTGTCACCATTCCGTCTAGCCCGCTAGATTTTTCTTTGCTCGGCTTCGGCGCTTGCGGTTTTTCGGCGTGTTCTGCCCCGTATCCCCTACGACATTCTCCACGTACCACATTTGCCGGCGGCGCGTTGTGGGTATCCAGGACATACCCAGTAGACAATCGAAGCAAATCCAGCCCCAGCCGCGAACATATACCATATAGAGTGGGTCGTTGACCTTGGTCCGCCCCTTATCGCCCCGATACGGTCCCCCGCATAATTTGCACGTCGTGCGGTCATCATCCATGATTCGCGCCTTTCTTGCCTGGATTGTAAACATGCGCCTTGTATATTGTCAACTGAAAACCACAATACCTAGAGATTTATTAGCTATATCTTGGGCCTACAAGATACTAAAAGAAATTATATTTTCCCCATTGACTTGCTAAAGATCATGGAGTAATATTGACGATAGAGATTGAGCAACGAGAAACCGAATACACAACCTCAAGAGCAAAGGAATAGGACGATGAACAATCAAGAACGTGAACAGTGGATTGACAACGATGAAGGGCTTTACAACTGGTGGCGTGGCTCTCGCCTGTCAAAGCGCGAGTTTGTCAGACAGAACCGCGCCGAGCTGGACGCCATCATCGAGAACGTTACCAGCGGCAAGAAGCCCGCGCACTACCTGGCTTACTAACCCCGCGAGAGCGGAAGGAGAATGAAGATGGAAATGGCACAGATGCAACTCAAACGGATACAGACGATGCTACGGGACGCCGCGCGGATGCTGGACACAGCGTCAGAGGCCCCGGCTGCGCTCTGGCGACTCGTGGATACGGTCGGCGAGCTAGCCAGCGACTTACCGTCTGACACCTGCGGCCAGCCCGACGCGCCTACCGGGCTTGGTTACTACATCGGTCGCGTCAAGTAGCCCTCTCGACCCCGGCTGCGTACCGTGCCCACGGCGGTACGCGGCCCGTGCCGTGGTGGCGCAGGATGGCCGGCAATTGGCCGGCCCAAACAGGAGTACAGGATCATGACGACAGAGCAGAGAGCCGCAACTGGCATGTCTAGAGTCCTCTACCGGACCGCGCTGCAGGCCGACGCCCTGGCTATATATCGCCCTGGCGGCGGGACGCCTATCGCCGCCTGTGATCATCCGGCGGATGGAGCGGCAGGGTACACGCTGCGCCTGCCTAACGGCGTCGTTGTGTGGACGGACGGCACAGGTCGAGTCCGGCAGATCGAGACAGGGCACGAGCGATGACCCGCGCCAACCACAATCCCCTGACCGTCGCCCAGGCCGCACCGATTGCGAATGTTTTTCGGCAAAAAGAAGTAGTCCCGAAACCAAACACTGAAAGGTAGCCGTATGAAAACCATCAAAGCCAAAGACAGGGTATTCTTTTTCTCCGGCAAAAATAAGTATGCCGGTAAAGCCCATTTGATGGAAGATCATCCCAAGCTCGGGAAACTGGTCCGGATCTTCTGTGATGATGGGGATTATGTTTGTGTCCCATTGAAGGATGTTGAAAAAGAGTAGTTCCGAAATCAAACACCGAAAGAGAATGACTGTGATATTGACAGAGCTACGCGCGAACTGCCGGCGCATTATCCGGGCGCACATGCAGGTACAAAACACCACGGACGCCAGCGTGGCCTTTGTGGTTGGTTATACCAAGGCGATCCGCGCTGCCCTCGCCAAGGCCCAAGGAACCAAGTAACTCAAACGCGGCAACGCCGCAAAAGGATGAACATGACAAACAAGGAACGACGCGCCGTTACAGATCAGGCGAACAGGGAACATGCCCGCGCGCTTGACTGCAAACTCAAGCTGGAAGGTGGCACCAACGACAAGGGCGACCTGTACCTGTGGCCAGACACCGGCGAGGAGTACATGGGCGGTCATGCTGTGGCGATGATTTACGGCGAGTCTGGTTACAATCCCAGGGCCGTTGCTAATCTGCTGAAAGCCGCCCCTGACCTGTTGGCGGCGCTGGAGGGGTTGCTTGCGCAGTCGGAAGGCCCGGCGATGGTGTACGGCGATGGTCGTGGTAATGACGGAACGAAGACGGGCTTGTCGCATGAGGAGTTTAACGCTCTGCGGAAGAACCGTATTGACGCCGCCCGCGCCGCAATTTCCAAGGCCACCAAATAGCCGGGGAACCGGCAAAAGGAAAGGAGCTTGCGAACATGGTCAGTGTAAATGAAAACATCCCACTCGTCAACTGCGGATACGCTACCTCCAGCATGATCGAGGCTATCGAGCGGCTGATCCGCGACCAGCGGCGCGCGATGAGCGACCTGCTACGCCGCGAGGCGCGACGTGCTGGCGAGCGCGGCGACCGACGCAAGCAGACCGAGTGCGGACTGGCGGCGCTAGAGCTGGATTTGATGGACGTGGACGGTGGGCTATGACGCTACTGGAAGCCTACCAAGCCGAACTGCGAGCCGTTGCCCGCAAGATCACGGACGAGATATTTCGGAACTGTTCCGGCCGGTGCTGGAACTGGGAATTACTACAGCGGCGCGATGACCTGTTGGCGCTGATTGATGCAGCAAAGAACCATTAACCGCCCGCGAGGGCGCAGGAGAATGACGTGAGCAACGAACCAGTGCGATTGTCGAAGGAAGATGCCAAGCCGTGTCCGTTCTGCGGACATCAGCCGTTCATCGAGCCTTGGCATGGTGGCGGTCCGCAGAAGCGAATGGTTATGTGCGACAACGATGAGTGTAATGCGGCCCCACAGGTTACAGGCTCTACTCGCAAGACGGCCCTGGAGACCTGGAACCGTCGCGCCCCGGACAACGCCCACGACGAACTCGTAGCGGCGCTGCGGTGGATCGTGGACAAACTAGACAACCCCGCATTCGCTGGCGACACCCCCGACGCCGGATCGCCCGATGCGAAATGGCTGGAGCAGGCCCGCGCCGCTCTAGTAAAGACGACGGCAGAGACGACCAACACAACCCCGAACCCGAAAGGAAGCTGAACGATGCCCCGATACCGAAACACCGATGATCCGTTTGTGCCCTTGAACGTGTCTGCGCTGCGCTCCGTGAAGGCGCGTCTCGTGCGCGTGGCCAAGGTCGAGCGCCGTGGCCTGTCTAACGCTGCGCAGTACATCATCGAGATCGGCCTGCGGCAGTGGGAGATCACCAATCCGCCGGAGCCGGAACCCGAAGCGCCCAAGGCCGAACCCGCGCCCGTGATGCTGCCGCCCGTGGAACCGATGAAGGAAGGGTAGCCATGCAGCTAATTGCATACTACCGCGTAAGTACAGATCGTCAGGGCCGGAGTGGTCTAGGTTTAGAGGCGCAACGTGTCGCCGTAGCAACCTACACCAACGCCAACGGTGGCGTCATAGCGGATTACGTCGAGGTCGAATCTGGCAAGCGGTGCGACCGGCCAGAGCTGCTCAAGGCCCTGGCCCACTGTAAGCGGGCGGGGGCAACCCTGATCGTGGCGCGATTAGATAGGCTCCTGCGCAATCTCGCGTTCCTGGTGTCCATCCGCGAATCTGGCGTTGAGTTCAAAGCCGCCGACATGCCGGAAGCCAACAAGTTTATGATCGGGATCATGGCCCTGGTCGCGGAATACGAGGCCGACCGAATCAGCCTGAATACCAAGCTGGCACTTGGCGCGGCCAAGGCTCGCGGCGTCAAGCTCGGCAGTCAGCGGGAGGGATTTTGGACGCCACAACAGCGAGAGGCGTGGAAGATCGCTGCCGCAAAGGGCCGCGCCACTGCCGCAGAGCACCGCCACGAGCGAAGTTTGTCGCTTCTAGTGGACACGCTGCCCGCGATGCGGGCGCTGCGCGAGGGCGGCGCTACCTACGCGCGGATAGCCGCAGAGATGAACGCGCAAAACAAGACCACGCCACGGGGTTCGGCGTGGTCCGAGGCGTCAGTGTGGAGGGCGCTCAAGACTAGTACCACGCCTCGTAGGCTGCAATAAATAGCCCGACATCGGCCGACGCGGCGAGACTCAGCAGTACCACAATCACGCCACCAATCCAATTCCACACATACCAGAAATGCGCCTTGATCCAGGTGCCCTCAAAGACAGACAGCATGTTCTTGGCCTCGCCCTGCTCTTGGGCCGTGATCTGCTGCATGGCCGTCTGGTACTGGAAGCTGGTAACGTCCATCTTCTCTATCTCGTGCAGCCGCACCCGGAGCGTTTTGAGCTGCGCCAGATTTTCCCCGAACGAGTTATTGGGCGTCGTCAAGAAAATGGCGCTGTGTTCGTCATTAAGATGCAAGCCCTCCAAATTCGCAACAAACTGGTCGATGTACTTTGTCTTCTGGGGTATGGTCGATGCCTTATCGGCCAACAGCCACGGTGCAGAAATGGTGCTCTCATACTCCCAATCCGCCACGATGCGGCCCCGAATCATAACGACAGTGAGCACAAACAGGACCACCGCTAGAATCCACGCTGCTGTCTTCATTTTCAATTTCCTTGCCCATTTGGGCGGTTAGAGGTCAAACTGTCGGTACTGCAGCCGCAGGTGTTCCATAGCCGCTATCGCTGCCGTGACCGCGCCCGCGTCGGGGATGAACTCAGCCAACGTGCGCGGCCCCAGGCGGACGAGTTGCTGCCACGTCGAGTAGTACCGCCGTTTCTCGCCCTTGCCCTGCCGGATCGTCAAAATCAGGTTGGCGGGCACGGATTGATGGGTTACCGAGCATGTCCTGGTGTCGCTGGTAAGGCTGATCGTGGTGTTAGCCCTGCATGCCAGGACGTGAACGGGCGGCGTGATGGCGGGGAATAGGGTTTTAGGCATTTGTAGCCCCCTTCCTGCCCTTGAGCCGGTAGACAACGAATGCTATCCAGTGTCCCCGTGCGTCTTTTGCGTACCGCTTGCCCGTAATCAGGCTGCCAGCACTATTCAACTTGGCGATACGAACCTGCGCAATCCGATGTGATACGCCCCATTGTGAAGCCAGTTCGGATTGTGTCTTGCCCGGATCGCTGGGACGTTGCGAAATCCTGTCTAGCTCCTCCATCCACTCGTCGCGCGTAATCTTGGCCTTCTTCACAGTACAACCTCCTTGGTGCGGCCGATAGACCAGACCCGGTGCCGCGTGTACAGGTCGTGGTCGCCCTGGATGATGGCGCTTCCGCCGATCTGCGGGGTAGTCAGCCGGCCACCGGGAATGCGGAACGCGAAGGGCGTTTTGAGCTGCCAGGCCGCCGTAGTGAAGCTGATGCCGTAGCCCAGCGACGTAGGCACGCGGACCTCGATATTGCGGTGGCGGTGCGAGCGCACCACGACATCGGGCGGGCGGTTTCGCCAGCGGCCGGCTTCGGCATAGGATTCCGTTAGTTCCTTGGTGACGGCCGTACTCTCGTAGTGCATCGAGCCGGTCGTGCCAATGTGGTGCAAACAGTGAACGAGGCCGCTGCCGACGCGAATCCACGCCTCATAGCGCGCCCGCCGACCTTCTGAGTCCTTGACCGCATCAAGCGATCGCGCTAACGCCTCCTCCTGCTGTCCGCTGGGGCCTACGTGGGCCTCGGTTCCGCGAATCATGTAGAACCGCCCCTGGCAACGGTCGCGGACGGGCCGCAGGCACAGTTCGGCAATCGCCTGCTGGTCGGCCAAGTTGTTTGACACCTGCGTTACCGCGCCGTGGTGAACACCATCGAGCGCGTCACCATTGACCAGCACGGCGTAGGGCTGGCCGTGGCAGACTTCGGGCACCCAATCATGCCAAAACTCTTGCCACCACGCCCACATCGTGCGCTGCACGCGCGAGGGCTGGTAGGTTCCGCCGTCGTCCAGTTGTACGGGGTGGTCAGGGCACAGGCCCATCTTGCAGCCGCAGTGCAGGTCGCTCACAACAATCAGGTTGTCTACGTGCTTGTTCATTCGGAATCCTTTCCTTAGTTGATGATGGGTTTGATGGTCACACACTTGCATGTCGGGCAGATGGCTAAAGCGACCGGAACGCCCAGCGGGAACAACATCGCCGCCCGCGTTCCGCAGTTCGTGCAGATGGTCCGCACACGGTAGGTTTTGCGCTCGTCATGTACCGTCAAATCCGTTACTTCCTGCTGCTCGTCCATGAGTCTTTTCCTTTCAGGGTTGGTTACTATGGTTCCGTGTCGTCGTCGTGTTCCTCGCCCTCGCCGAACGGGAGTTCTACTAATTCCGTTTCTTGCTCTGGCGTCGGGATTTCCGCTTGGTTATGCCACTCCGCTACGCGCAGGAGTTGGTGCATCAGTCTGGTCTGTTTGGGGTTCAATGTAGGCATGACTAGGCCGTCCATTGGATCAATCCAACAATAGCTAACACAAGGAATATGGCATCACGCGCCACCAGGGACCAGATACGCGCCTGGTAATGAATCCAGAGCGTCAGGCCGTTGCTGACGAACCAGAGCAGGAAGCAGGGCCAAAGCTGGCAGTTGTTCAGGATGACGCCCGCAATGGCAACAAGCGTTGCTAGCCCGCCAAGTAACTCAATTCGCTTGTTCATTGTTACCCCTCTCACCGCGTAGCCTTTGTGCCAGTTGCTCCATCGCGACCTGCATCTCCACAAGAGACAGGCCGATGAATTGCTCGTCCGCGTCAGTAGCCTCGATCTCGTCGGTTTCGCCCCGCTCGAAGCCCGCCCGCTGCACCCAGATTACGCGGTCAAACAGGGGCCGCGCCGCCGCAAGTTCAGCCTTGGTGCGAACGCCGGTAACAACGTCACACATCCCGACGGCGGAACGTGCGTAGTAGGCCGGGTTGTCCGCCTTCTTTCTGTTGCCGAAGTCAAATAGTTCTTTGCGAAGGCTGGCCTTGTGGTCGCGCAGGAACCTATGGATTGCCGTTCGCACGGTGTCTAGTACGCTGGGGCTTAGCACCCCTCGAAGAGGCTCAACCTCATCCTCTGCGAATTCCAGCATCAGTATGGTACTAGTGTCGGCCGGGCCGTGCGTTCTCATCGCCTTGCACAGCATTTCTCCCGCCGTGGTCTTCCCCCCGCCCGACGGCCCGATGATTAACACTCTCGGTTTTCGGGGCGGCAGCTCCAGCAGCTCGTATTGATAGTCCAGTTCAGGAGCGGTTGTCATAGCGTTCTCCAATCCGACAGTTGACCAAATCGCATGAATCGAATTTGCCGCGCCTCGCACCAGGGGCACCAGCGAGACAGCCCGCCGTTGCTGACTATCCACGGGTGCAGGCCCAATCGACACAAGATTGCCATTAGGTATTTCACGATCATCCTTTCTTGGGTTCCCAGCGAACAATTCGCCGCCAGATCATTACCTGCACTCTGTAGACCCCCACACGCCGCTGAATCTCGCGATCCTCGTCAGGATGGCGATGCGTGGCGCTGGATTTAAGTTCACACTTTGGTTTTCGTGGTGTGGTCATTATGCCTTACCCCGCGTATCCACGTCGCCCAGGTCTACACACACACCATCCTGTAGTCTGCTGGCGATTCGCGGGTCCAGGTGCGTCGCCAGTTCGGGCAATCGCAAGTTGGACGTGATTATGGTAGGACGAACATCGTCGTATCGGGCCGAAAGCAGCAGGAGTAGCGTCTCGACGATATGCGGCGTGTTACGGTAGGCGCTCACGTCGTCCAGCACGAGGATTGACGCCTTGCGCCACGACGCCAAGGCTACGCGGCCATTGTCCATGTCGCGGGCAAGTGATGTGAATCGGCTCGGTTGTACAAATTCGCCATACGGAGCGCCGCCCGATGGCTTGCCTGACACGCGCCATCTCCGCAGCATGGCGGCCGCCAGGCTCGTCTTGCGTGTCCCGACGCCCCCGCACAGGAATGCCGACCAGCGATACCCGGCCAGGAACGGTGCCAGAGCCAACCGCACGGCCTGGGAGTAGTCGTCCAAGGTCCACTTGCGGTACTGTGGCGGAATGTCTAGCATTTCCACCGCACGCTCTTGCTCAGGCGTCAACGCGGGCCGCTGTGACATTGGGCGTCCAGGCTGGCTTTGCGACTTGCCCAGCCCCGGCAGTATTTTGCTGATTCGTTCCATTCTTGACCTCAAACAATCCAGTCCAGTTCATCGTGATCGACTGCTCAATCATGGCGATTGCGACAACCGGGCCGGCACGAGACAACTTCTCCAGTTGCCGCGCCGCCGTCATGGGTCCGATCTTCTTGTGGCTCTGGCGCTGGTAGAGCTTCCAATCATCCCACGCCTTACGGAAATCAGGAGTGTCGAGGTTGGCGGGCAGCACTTCCAGCAACGGTATAGGTCTTTTAACCATGACTCGTCTCACTTCCACCAAGGCGTGATGCTTGAGTAGACGTTGACCTTTGACTTGCGGACGCGACGCGGAACGGGCTTGCCCTCTTTCTTGCAGTAGTATCGTTCCTTATTGTGGTCGCTCTCCTGCTTGCGGTGACTGGCGTAGTAGGCCATGCGCGCGCGCTGGCACTTACGGCGGTATCGGGCGTCACCCTTGTACCGATGTGGCGTGCAGCAGTATCCGGTTCGGCTTCGCGTCAAAGGCTTTCCGCATAGTTTGCATGTCCTCATGGCTTGAGTTCCTCCAATTCTGGTCTCGTCGTCTTTGCGGCCTTGACGCACACCGGGCGGCTATTGCGTCTGCGGGGCTTCATATCAGCTTTCTCTTGAACAGTTGCCCGCGTCCGTCGCGGGCGTCGAGTTCCGTCTGAATCCGCTCCCGCGCGATCTCGAAGTATTCCGGTGAAATCTCGATGCCGATGAACTTACGCCCCGTTCGGATGCAGGCAACGCCGGTTGTGCCACTGCCCATGAATGGGTCGAGGATGGTGTCGCCTTCGAGCGACACCCTTGCAACCGATTCTGTTCCCCATCTCAACGGTTTCGGGCAAGGGTGCCCATCAAGCGAAGCGTCTGGAATAATTTGAGCCGTAAAAACATCTACGCTGTTTCCGGTTCCGCTTCCCCAAAGCAGCATCGGCTCCCAATTGCAAAAACCGACAGGCGAACGGCCCATAGCGGCGGGTTTCAGCCAAGCCACTTGCCAATTAAACGGTTTAATGCGTGCCCACATTGCAACATTGACAGCACCACAAGCCATCAAAATCGGGCAACCAATCCGTTCTATGCTGGCGAACCAATCGCGGCACCAAGCCTCATATCCGGCACGGTCATCGTCGTGTGTGTCATATTTGAAACCGACCCCATACGGCGGGTCCGTCACCACGGCGTCCACGCTCCCCGCCGCCAGCATCGGCAACACGGTGAGGCAATCGCCGCAGATCAGCAGGATTGTTCCATCGTCCGATTGCCAGTGCGGAAACTGCTTGAGTGCGTCATCCATGACTATCGGCTCGTTCATTTCGACTCCGTCTCACTCGTCTCGAATGGTTCAGCTACGGTCTCAGTCTCTTTGTCAGTTGCGACTTCGGCCCGGTTCTGTCTCGCGGCCTCGGCTACACACCATCGCAGCACGTCGTATTGCGCTGGCGTCAGGCGGGGCATGGGTTGCCCTTCGCAAAGAGTTTGCCTTCAGCTTCTGGCTTGGCATTCTGTGCGGCCGCGCGTAGCCATTTCCATAGACACCGCTTCCAGTACGTCACATCTTCCAGATTGGAGGTCATATCGGGCCGCCATATCATCGGGAACGGGGTGATGCCAAGCCCCCGAACCCATCCGCAGCGACCCTCGGCCTTTTCAACAGTGTCGTTGGGTAGATAGCGGCACAGGACGTACACGCCGAACTTGTGCCGAATCCATGACTCTGAACGATGCTTGAATATCTCCCGAATCAGCCCCGCCGCTCGCTCGACTGTGTTCTTGTGTTGCGGCAAGTCGTAGGCCAGAAACGCCACTTCAAATCTCGTGTTCGCCAGTTCACTCAAGAACCATCCGTCCAGCAGTCGGGCGGGTTGCAGGCCCCCGGAGAATCGGGCTGGATGTTTCTGCGCCCGCAACATGGCGATAACTTTCTTGGCGTGTTCCTTGTCCGCCAGAAGATTGTTGTCTAGCACGTCGTAGCCGTCACGAATTGGGATGGGCCTAAACTTGCCCTCTCGCTCTGGCACCATGCAGAAACCGCAGTTGTTGGGGCAGCCGCGAGATGTGATGACGTATCCCGGCTTGAGATATTTTCCCGGCACAAACTCGCCGCCGGGGTCGCCGTAGGCCGGGCCGCCGATCTTGACCGATACGTCCGTCCGCGCCCACGCGATAGCCAGCCGTTCCGCTTCGGGCCGATCCCATGTGAAGCAGCAGGAAACATGTACCTCCAGCCCGCGCGGCACTTCAAACGGCGGGTCGCCGACAAAGGCGTTGCCATCGTCCGGGGTCGCGGCGGTTCGGCGCGGGAATACTCGCACGATCAGCCTTGGGTCAATGTCCATCACTTCCCCTTCGCCTGGGCGGCGGCGAAAGATGAGTAGGCGGCCGACACGTCTATAACCACGTCGGGGCCGTACTCGTTCCAATCAAACGCCACATGGGTTAAATCGGGCCAATATTGGAACTGGCGAATGCCGCGGGAGTTCTTGGACCGTCCATATAAAGGTGTAAACGGAACCACGCGAACGCCGTCTTTGGTCACGGGCAGCTTGTCCAAGATGGCCTTCGCCTCTATCAACTCCCTGCACGTCCCTTCGAGGCCCAGGTGGGCTGTGAAGGGTTTGCCGCATGATTTGCATTTGTCGCTCATTACTGCTCCTTTTCTATCTGTCGCCTTGCCGTAATTCGGCACAGGTCGGCATCTTTGCCTTCAAACCACGCCTCGCCAAACGCTCGGTCATATCCTCGTCGCTCGGCCAGCGTCAGGCTGTTGAGCCACTGTCGATGCTCCACAACGTCCAAGGAGTTGTTCATATTTGGCGATAAAGTATCCACGAGCTTGCTCCGGTGTGAGCCGCATGATTCCAACCGACACAATGTCGGCCGCGTTGTCGGGCCAGTTCCAGGTATAGCCCTTGGACGGCATTAACACTGTGGCCTCGTATCGCAGCATTTGAATGTCAATGTCCTTGACGATCAGCCGCTGCTCCGGCGATATGACGATTCCCGGCATGAGGGCGGCCGCACAGGCGTTATGCGCCGCGCGTTTAATGTCTTTGAATCCGTGCAGAAGTGATTTTAGAGGGCTGTTCACATCGCCGACATACGCCTCTGCCGAATCGTGCAACAGGCAGGCCAGAGCCACACTATCGGGATAGCCGCGCGTCTCTGCCTCGTCAGCGCATAGGCATGAATGCTCGGCTACTGAGTAGAAGATGCTGGAATGCCCGGTGTAGCGGCAGATGTTGGACAGGGCGTAGGCCACGTCCTCCAGGCACACGTCGTCGGGCCTTGGTTTGATGTAGTAGAATTGTCGTCCGGTGTACGTCTCAATCCATGCGTTCATTGGTTTCTCCTATGTCTGGAATTCCATTGTGCAGTTCGCGCAGAACACGCAAGCGTCGTACGCGCCTATCGAGTCGCAGTCGTGGAGGTTCACGATCTCGTGGCAGTGCGGGCAGATCATGTTGTCGCCATCATCGTCCGGGGCCGGCGACTGAATCAGGGCGGTCGCCGCAGACAGAATGCTCGCGGGAGCTGGGTTCTTGCCCAAATTGAGCCATTGAGGTTCCATGTTCATCTCGCGGGCTGGGGGTTAGTCGGTCTCGTCGTCATACCACGGCTCGTCATCGTTGGCCTCATCCTGACAGTCGCACTTGCAGCCATCCCACTCGCCGAAGTCGATGTCGTCTATGTCGCCAGAGCAGTAGCACATCTGGCCACAGTTAGGGCAAGTGTGTCCCATGTTAAGCCTCGCTCACTGGAACCCACTGTTTGACGAGAACCTCTTTCAATTCAACTTCAATGCAGGTGGGGTCGTTGCTTTCGCTACCTTCCTGCTGTTCCGTGGATGCGCGCTCCCATCCGATTTCGTAATGCCGGCCCGATGCTTCGTGCTTGAAAATGCTGCACCAGAGCGTCACCCAACGCCCCTGATCCAGAATCTTGCGTTCTCCACGCAGTTCTGACCAACCAGGCTGGTCGCCGTAGACTACGCACATCAGTTCTTCGCTTGAAAACTCTTTGCTTACTTTCGTCATGGCTTGTCTCCTTGGTTAAGGCGGTTAGTAACGTCCTTACTGTTGTTGGCGCACCCTGCGCACAATCGAACCCAGTAAGGCTTGTCATATCGCTCGGCACATCCGAAGGCGGCGACGTGCTGGCCGGGAATCGGGTTATTGCACACCTCGCAGAAGCGTTGCTTCTGGCTGTGCTGCACACGGCGGGCGGCGATAATCATGGTAATGCCTTCATTCCGCAGCACATCGGCACGTCCTGGCCATGCTCGTCCATCATCACACTGTCGGCAAACAAGCCCAGTTGCCCGGCCATTGTTCCGCCGTCGTTGTAGACAGCAGTCAGGGTGTCCAGGATCGCGTGTCCGCGAATCTCGGCAACCGCACGCAGTCCTGGCGGTATGCCCGGATCGAAGGTCTTGCGGCATTCGTACAGGTACAGTTCTTCTAGTTTGGTCATTTGTCATCTCCTGGGCTGTAGTAGACTCGCTCTGCAATAGCCATCAAGTTCAACGCCCGAATCAAATCATTGAGCGTTTCTTTGGACGGGGCTTGTGGCCGTATACCAACAGGATTGCTGCACTCACCCACTATCACGCCCGCCGTTCGGCGAAGCTCGCCAATCGCCGCTGATACACGCTTGTCTCTGTTGGTCATGGCCTATCCTTCTTTGAGGTATCCAGCGTTCGATATACTTCAATCAACGTCTCGGCCTGTTCCAATCCCTCGGCAACGGCCGCTTGCCCTTCTGCATACTGCATAGAGCTTGCAACACCCGCCAGGGATAGTCCAACAATGATCGAAGCCCTTGCCGCATTTGCCGTTCTCTGAATATCGGCCGGATTCATCGGGGCAAGGCTGGCTAGCTTTCGCAAAATGATTGCCATGCGCATCATGTTGTGGCGATCTTTCGTGTTCACAATGCCGTATCTCCTTCCTCGCATTGAAAGTTCTGCTCATCGTGCTTGGCGCGAATCTCGTCTTGCCTGTCCTCTTCGCGGCAGGAGTCTTGCTCTCGGCAACTCTCGCAATAGGCGTCGCCCCAAACACAAGCGTCCGTTGCGCCGTGCGTCAGGCTGGCGGCAAGGTGAGCCGATTCGGATTCTTCACGCTCGTCGTCCCCGTCCAGTGCCTCTCGCGCCTCTTTGATGAACTGCGTGACAAGCCCCTCGTCCATCGGATACATTCGGTCAAAGGCGCAGGTGTATTTCAGCAGCACGGCCCCCAGGTGGTCCGCAGATTCCTGCTCGACATGGAACCCCTCCCGAATCTCGTTCAGCGTCAGGTCAAGCGGATCACCGCTGTCGGTTCCGCTTCCGTCCACATGGACGCCGCAGAGTTCGGTGACTACGCGGGCAATCTCGTTCTGCCAGCGGCCAAGCTCGGCGTCGGCTTCCTTATGAACAAGCGCAAAGCTTTCAGCCAAGGCCAAGGCGTTCTTCTCAAGCTGGCCGATACGCGCCCAATAGGCGGCCTTCGGACAGTTGCAGTCCTGTACTCCGCGTTCACAGATCGGGCATTTGTCGGTGTTGCTCATTTGGTTCCTTTCGTCCGCAGATCGTATGGCGGGTTGATTACGTTCAGTATCTCATCGGGGGTATGGTATATTCCCATTGCCGCCTTGATCGTGGCGGCCTCGACCCGCACAACGCACTTGCCAATGGGCAGTATCTCGCCGCGAACCCAGTGCTGGTCGTCAATGTCGAAATCGTCACCATAGCAACCGCCGTGCTGGAGGGCGTCCAGCAGGCACTTGCCGAAGTTATCCAGGTCGTGTCTCCGATGGTCGCCGCAGTAGAACACGCCCGCCACCTTCAGCTTGCCACCAATGGGCTTGACGCGAGCTTGAATGCAGGCGTAGGCCACCACCTGCCGAAACCGCACGCCCTCCGCGCCGATGTAGACCTTGCCGCCTTTGCCGCGCCGGTAGTAGTGGTTGACCGAAGGCGGAAGCGGCAGCGTCAGGATGATGGCGTTGCCGTCCATCCGCGCCCAGCCTGCGGGGGGCATGGCGTCGTCGTAGACTTCCGGCGGCACGGGGTCCGTGGCGTGGTCGTATCGCACGCCCCCCCACTCTCGCGGCAGATTGTCGGCCTGCGTCGCCTGGAGTCGCAACCGCCGTTCCTGGCTCGTGCTCAGCACGTCACCGGCGATGATTGGGCGCGGCTTGTCCTGCCTTGCCGCTTCCTCTCGTGCCATTCGCTCCGCGCGGGCGGGTAGATCGTGTGCCATTACTCGGCTCCTTCCGTGTGAAATCCGTTACTTCGACTGCTGGGCGAGGGCGGCTTCGGCGGCTTCGCGGGTGGAGTAACACTCGCCAATCTTTGCCACGTCAGTTCCATTGGCATCTGCCGCAACATATTCGCTTCCGGCCTGATTCACCGTACACCAAACGTCAAGCGGGGGCGTACCATGCACGACCACGTCTCTACCGGGCACTACCGGCACTCCATCCGCCGTCTTGGGCAGCTTGTCCACCGCCGCCTCTGCCTTCTGTAGTCGGTCGAGGATGGCCTGGCCGGGGTTGGGTTGTGCGAGTAACCAACCAACCGTCTCACCGATATACTCTTGGCGCACGTCTTCTTGCGCGAATGCGTGGTCAGAAAACCACTTCAATGCATCTCTCAACGTTGCCGCCGCCGCCTCCGCTTTCTCTTTTGCCGCACGCTCGGCGGCGAGATCGGCCTCAAGCTCGGCGATCCACAACCCCGCCTCAAACTTAAGCGGCGTCGTCTCGTCATTGAGCCAGTCGCGGATGATCGGCTTGCAGGCGGGGTTAAATGTGTACTTGGTCTCGCTCACACTATGCTCCTTTGGGGGTTGACAGTGACCAGCCGATAGACAACGCCGCCAACAGTGGCAGGTGATACAGACGCCAGCAGCGCCATCGCGACAGGCCCACGCGATTCTCAGGCAGCGAACAGCAGTCGCGCCAAGCGAACCGCAGGACAAAACCGATGGTGCGGAGTAGCCTCATTTTGTTAGTCCTTCCATGCCTTCGTCTTGATGT